CCCCCCCCCCCCCCTGTATAGTACAGGATATAGAGTGACAAAGTGACATCCATTTTTCAATAACTTACAGGCGAAAAAATGACACCCATGTAAACAGGGGCAAATGGGACCCTACAGGTAGATGGGACCCACGCTCAAAACGGTACCAGAGCCAGATGGGACCCTAAATGTCTACCTGTAAGTCCTTATATATCTATAGCTTGGAGAGCTAGTGCCATGAGCACTAGTGTCAATGAAATGAAGGGTTTACATGAATTTCGTAATTTACATGTAGAGTCCGGGGAGATGAGTCCATGAACCATGCCCATACCCATTGACGGTAGTAGAAACCTTAGGTATATGAATAATATAGACTTAGCTATAGGCATATAGGCGCTCGGAGTGCTATAGCTCGCAGCACGAGTGACTATACCGTGGTACGATATAGCCGCTAAGGTATTGACAGGGAAGGACTTGGGAGGACACGTAGTTGGTACTTGATGGGCATACCCTGCCAGATACGTGGCTATAGGCGGTGTCCCAGCGCACCCCACTTTGGTGGTACGGTAAACTTTACAGGGCGGGTAAAGCGCGCCAAGTCGCTGATTATGCGGCACTTAGGCCCGATTTCGCCACGTTCGTGGTATGAATTTTTGACGCACCCCCACGAAGGTGAAGTCGTTTGTTTTCAACAAGTTGCGTTTGGCGTGCCGCTTGCACTTGGTCACGGCAGCCAACACGTTCGCAGGAACCCGACGAACCCGGAAATGGCTCACAGTCGGGTAGGCTGCTAGACGGTAACACCGTTAATGGGACCGAAACCTCCCAGACGATTACTGCGAACGAGAGGAGTACCCCTTTGAGCTAGGGGTACGTGCAGGATGCGGACTAGCTGACGCAAGTGAAGCGACCTCTGGGATAGTCCGGGGGTAAGATCAACTAGGCGAAATCCGACACTGCGAGTTAGACTGTTGCATTAACGGCACAGGGAAAGGGGGCTTGCCCCTTGTGTGGAAACACTCGCCTGTGCCGTTATTGGAGCAACTAACTCCCGATACTCGGAAGCGAGTATCGTAATTGCGACCGTGCCAGTCGCTAAGTGGCACAAATGAAAGGATTTAATCATGGAAACGAATAGCACAGTCAACGCCCCAAAGTCCCCCCTTGTCCCCGCCGCGGGTACGGTTGCAGTCTCTGCCGACTTGAAACCGGGTCAGCCGACGTATGCCGAATTGCAGGCGCGGTTGGTTGAATTGGAGGCGCAGTCAAAGGCGCAGCCGAAGAGTGGCGCGGTTGGTTTCAGTATCAGCGAGAAAGGCTGTATCTCGCTGAGTGGCTTGGGACGTTTCCCTGTCTCGCTGTACGTTGAGCAATGGGAGAAACTTCGGGACAATTGGGAACCCTTGTGGGCGTTCATTAACGCCAACGATGACGGCGTGAAGCTAAGCCGCAAGACAAACCGCACGAAGATGCCGACGGCGACACCGGGTAACGCGACACAGAGTGACGATAAGGCCGCGGTTGTCAAGGCGCTTTTGGCGCTATTGAAGTAAGACACTAGCAGGGTGGAGCAATCCACCCTGCTACTGATTTACTTCGACGAAATGGGAGCACGTTAACCGCGTGCTCCCTGTTTTTTGGCCTACAAAACACCACCTTTGTGCCATGCCTATCGAAATCGTGCTACGGAGGCGATTTTGGCCTGTGGAAAACACGACGACGCGCCAAACCACGTCGGGCGAGTCGAAACGCGCTAGAATCGAATCGTGGCGCAATTGCGGCGCATCTGGCGCACAGGTTGAACCCGCGTTTTGCGGGTTTCGAGAGTGTCCGAAAATGGACACAGGCCCTATAGGTAACAGGAGACCTATACCATGAAACAACGTAAGCAACTTTATGGTCTATTCGAGAAGCAAGAAAATGGGACGTGGAAGCGCCTAGTGGAAGGGCAGGCTTTCCCAAAGGCCACAGCAGTACGGATATTTCAAGGGGCGTTGTTGGCCCCGTTCCTTGGGACGCCTTGTGGGATGCGGGAATTGAAGCCCGTTGGGCATATGCTCAGGTAGCACGCTATTGACTGGGGAGCAAGTCTCCCCAGTGATTAGTCTGTTATGTGGGAATAGTTATTCCTTAGCAATTCAGACTACGATGCCTAAGGACGTTAAGCCTAGACCGGGGGTCTAGCGGCAATCCGAGAGCCTAGCAATAGGTAAGCCGTATTCAGAGCAACAGGAGAAGCCTATGGAAGCAGGTATGCAATCTGCACAACGGCAACTGGAAGGCACTCTGGTCGAGAGCCTACAGGAGCACGACGTAGCGAAGTTCAAGAAGGTTCGTAGCCTATTGCTGCGAATCCTGCAAGTGGATGCTACACCGAATCGGCCAGCTACCTTCGACGGCAAGCCGATGAAACCGCAGAGTACCAAGGGCGAGCTGGTCAAGTACATGAACTGGCTGGCAGAGCACATTCACACGGGCATGGTTCACTGGATGACGGAAGGTGAGATTCATGCCATGTACCTAGGCAGCGTCGATACGATGTCCGTGATTCCGTCGGAAGGGATTGCGGCGTAGTTCAACTAGGGCGTAGCATAAGCCGATTTGGACGCAAGGCAATGTCAATTAGACCACGTTCCGCAGCTACGCCCCTTCACGAGTTCCTCCCCAAATAGCCTACGTTAACTCTAGAACAGTCACGTAACTGGGCAAGTGCAAGGTCAGGGGCACTATTGTCCAATCCGTTCAGGGCACTTCCTTATGTCCTGTAGGGGTCACGTGCTGCCTACTTGGGGAGTGCCCCTATCACGTACAGAAGGGCACGGTGCTTCGCCTTTGGGGGCACCGTTTCCTATTTTGTAATAGCCCTAGCCAGTACAGTTTCACACGACGGCTATGCGCCTGAATCCGCAAGTCGTGAGTGGCCTGTAAGTTAGGGCTATTAGAGAACATATATGAAGGAAATTACTGGAAACCTCTGGGACTTTCACGGGTATCATAACACCGTTATTTGTCTAACTACCAATGGCACAGTTAAAGCCAATGGTGAGGGTGTAATGGGCCGTGGGAATGCTTTAGAGGCTACACAGCGCTTTCCGGGAATCGCCGCTAAGCTCGGCGACAGGCTTATGCATCGCGGGAATCATGTAGAGTGGTTGTTTGTAGGTGTGTTAATGTTCCCTGTGAAGCATCAGTGGTTCGAGAGAGCGGACTTGGAGCTAATAGCTCGCTCCGTTCAGGAATTACAAAGGTTCATAGAGGCGAATCCGAGACTAATTTGGATTCTGCCGCGGCCCGGAGTAGGGAACGGGAAACTAGATTGGAAGGATGTGAAACCGTTACTGGAGAAGTTACCGGATTCGGTGTATGTGATTACGTTCGAGAAACAGGAGGCCAGCAATGGCAGCAACAAAGAAAACTCAGATACGGACGGTTTGGCGACTGGCTAAGAAGCAGTGTCGCCAGAAGAATGTGGACGGGAGTACCTGCGGGGGACTCTGGAGACTCGTTACACTCCGGGGCAACGTCCGGGTACGAACCGTCTGTGTGAATAGCCATGTATGTACCGGGGAGTTCGCGGTACTGGCACAGGCTCCGCATTACCGGAAGGCGGCGTAGCTATGCACTGTCTGTGGTGCGTACGGGAGATACCGGAGTTGTGCGTGTTTTGTAGTAACCAATGCGAAGCCGAGTGGTTGTTTGCGATTCGGCAGCGGGTAACTGTAGAGGACTGCATTTGGATGCAGCAGGAGCTGGAAAAGACGCAGGCTGTAGAAATAGGGAGGTAACAACATGCAAGGAAGTGAGTTGCACGCATTGCAGCAGTTCTTCGGGACTCCTGCGAACCCCGTAACTATGCCGGAACTGGCTACGCTGTGGGTGTCGTGCTCGGACGAAGAGAAGGCGGGCTTCAAGCGCGCCATTCAGGGCTGGGACGGAAAGAGCGAGTTCGTCTCGTAAGTGTTGTAGCCCCTGTCCATGTTAGGCCCGGAGTTTTGGGCAGGGGTTAGAGTACTTACCTATGACCAAAAGAAGTAAGACGGCAGTGGGACTACTTGAGTCCCCTGCTCGGAGGCTACATGAAACAGTACGATCTTCCCAAGGGCGTTCGGTTGCAGTTCCGACCAAGCGCCAATCCAAGGAACAGTAGCGTGCAGTTCTTCACTAAGGGGAGGGGATTTCTCCCGATTACTGGTGACGCGGCCGCTATTGTCCTGAAGCGCGTGCTGGACTACGAGCATTTGCCTGTAGGGCCAGTTCAATGAAAGTTTCCCTGTTGCTGTGGCTCTGCGCTTGGTTCGGGCATAACTGGACTAAGTGGGAGGACAGCAAAACCTTCAGGTTGGGTCAGATGCGTGCCTGCAAGAGGTGCGGGTACAAAGAGTTGCATTATTTGTAAGTTCGCGGCCCTGTTTGTGTAGAGCTTTTACGGTGCCGCGCCGGGGGCCGCTTTTCACTCCTGTTGGGTGGCCCCCTCTTAAACTTTAGCCTTGCATAAGGAGCCTCTCTATGAACAATCCGCCTGGTCAGTAGGGAGCCACTAGAAAGTGGCGCGATTTGTAGTTCATTATAGGGAAAACTCGAAGTAGTTGCGGAACACCGCGCTAGGTTCCATGCTCTTGTTACTACCACGTCTCTGGCGTACCTGAATCGCGGTGTCCAAGACCACGTGAAGGGTACGGAGTGGGAGAGGGCATGTGAATCTAGCGGGCTGTTTCATATCAAGCCCATTGGAAGCATTACCGTGGTCGTGGGGGACTGCCCCGGTTAAAGAACGGTAACCAAACACCAACCTAAGCGAATATGTCTGCGAATCCTCCACCATTCTTGAGAAGGGAGGTTACAGTTGAAGAAACTGTTTGTATCGCTTGTTCTGGAAAAAGACGACGACGGCGAGCATTACATTAGCAGATCAAGACTCCACAAGAGCAAGAAGGCTGCTGAGAAGAAAACCGCCAAGTCCGGTGGCTACGTCGCCAAGATCACCTCTCGCGTCCGTCCGAAGTACGACGTAGAGAAGGTTTAACCTTTCACCTCCGAAGAGCCCCTATGCGCCACATAGGTCAAATTCAACAAACAGAGAGGAAATACCAAATGAACGACGAAACGAACGTGAACGCCGCTGACGCCGCTCCCGCTACTGAGGGAGTTGTCACGGATGTAGCGGAAGCCCACAACGAAGCGCTTGCTATCAATGAGGGCCGCATCGAAGAGGAACAGCCCGCTCTGGCGACGGAAGCGGCACAGCCGGAACAGGACGAACCGAGCCTGGCTACGGAAGAGCAGAAGGCTCTGCCGGAGGGTGAGCAGGAACAGATCGAGCAGGAGTAGTTAACACATAGCGACACCGGCCAGATCGACAGCCGTAGCAGTAGAGATGCCCCACCTCCCGAAAGGGTCGTGGGGCTTTTCGTATTGAAAGGAAAGGAGTAAAAGAGTATGACCCTTGCGAAAGTAATAGCGGCTGGTGCGCTAGTATACTGTAGCGTACTTGGGGTGTGGTTCTTACGTACTCACGCGTACACGTTCGCGGCCCTTATGGGGGCCTGCGTTTGCCTTAATGTGTGGGCACTCTTTCACAAGTAAGCCACTAGCTACACAATATATGTGTGTGTAGCTACTAGTTTGCTTAACAGGAGGATTCATGAACTACTTGACAGACGAACAGAAGAGGGCCATTCAAGTTCTGTACCATGAGGACGAGAGCCTGAACGGTATTGCGACGCGGCTCGGCCTGGTACGGGAGTACGTGGCCGAGTATGTAGCATACCTGAACGGGGGCGGCGAGTGACAAAGGACGAGAAGTTCGGGGAAACGTACTGGACGAAAGAGGATATCAAGCTCGCGCCCGAAGAAGCGGGCGTCCCTGTTACAGAGAAGAACATTAACGCCGTGCGAGATAGCTACTATGCTACGCACATAACTGACCGCATGATCGAGGCGGGCTGGGAAAACTTGCACATGGCGGCAGCGGACTTGAAGGCTGGAGTTCTATGAAAACCCGCTTCATTTGGCTTCGATACTATTGGGTACCCAAGGCCATTTATTGGGTACGGAGGTTAGTCACGTGAAACGCTGGAACGGGTTGACAGTTGGAGAGTTAAAGGCCGCGCTATCGGGAGTAGATGACAAGCTCCCTGTCTTAGTGTGTGTAGACCCACTATGTTGCCCACAGGCAACCGCACCCTATATGTACGAAGGCGTCCAAGGCCGATATGTGCCAGCGGGGTCTATTGGAATTGCCGCCTTCATGATAGACGTTGACAAGGGGTTCTTATGATAAGCACCCTTGTTGACCGCCAGCGAAGCGGCCCCAAGTTCCGCCCTATCTCCCGTGCAACCTTCGAGGAGAAGGACGCTCTCATAAGCCAAATCGAACATCTGCTACGCCTAATGCTCATTGAGCGCAAAATCGACGGCTTTCAATTCAATAAGCTCCGCTCCGAACTCGACGCTACGCGAAATCGGTACCAGAATTGGCTCCGATTGACTGCACTAATACTCCGCGAGCGCGAAGATGAGGCTCTAGAGGAACACAATAGGGCCATCGCGGAAGGAGTTTAACTTGGCTTGGCAGTTACAGCAGTTTCCGAGTTGTTGTTCGATTAGTATTCTGAGTGGCTTTTGGGGAGTCGACGGGCACTACGAAGTGGACGAAGAGGGCTACAAGCGTGCCATGAAAGCCTATGAAGCCGCGCAAGCACGCGGGGACAGATGGGTTGTGAAGCCCAATATGCAGAACAAGTTCACCGCGGATGAGAGTATCCTTGACTCACTTCAGAAGTTCCAAGCGGCTCGGGGCGAAGATGCCAAGGATACGCAGGGATACCTGTGGGCTAATGCCGTAGCGAGCCTTGCGGTGACTACGGACATGCAGGAAAATGTAGCCGAAGCCCTCGCAAAGACCGGCTGGATTAAACTGGCCACGTTCCAGACGTGTCACGGGGACTACAATTGTACACTTTGGGGCTTTCGAGTTGAACCGGAAGTTCACGTAAAAGTAGGCAAGAAAGCGGTGAAAAAGTGAACAGAGCTTGGATGCTCAAGGAAGCGAGCGAACCGCTCGTAGAGCACCTGGACTACATGGGCATGTGCGCGACGCAGTGTCACGCGAGCCCCCGTGGGACAGATTACCGGCAGTTCGTTCAGATACCGAATGGGCTGGTGTTTCCTTGGACTGGCGGGGGCATTGTGCCCCCTTCCAGCAAAGGGTCACGGTACCATAAGCCACTCGATACCAATGAGCGGGATGTTCGGGAGCTTACAGAGACAGAGAAGGATACGCTACGGACTAAGAATCTGGCGTTGCTCCTTCAACACGAAAGTGTAACGATTGGCTCTGACCCCGAGTTCTTCCTTGAAGAGGGCGGGACTATAATTCCCGCATGGACTGTGCTACCGAGTAAGGAAGCACCTATAGAGCTGTCGGCTACCCTTCGGGACGGGAGCTTGACTCCTGCGATGCTACATTCGTCTGCGTACTGGGACGGCCTACAGGCAGAAGCGCGGTTCAAAGACACAGCTATGTGCTTGGATGTCGTAGTCTATGGCATCGAGCAGGCGCTTCTAGGAACGCTCCGTGAAGTCCGAAAGCTCCGGCCACAGGCACGGCTTTCAAGTAGATCGGTCATTGAAGTGCCGACCGAGCAGCTTATCAAGTACCCGCAGGAATACGTACAGTTCGGTTGCAAGCCGAGCCTGAACGCCTACGGACATGAATGGGAGCCGGTCATTGACCCGTATTCCATTAACATGAGGCCCGCAGGGGGCCATATTCACTTCGGGCACAAGGGAATCACAGACAGCAACGCGGCAGACATAGTGAAGGCCGTGGACGCGATACTCGGTATCATGTCCGTGGGCATGTTTCAGCATGTGGACAACCCAAAGCGCAGGACACTGTATGGGAAGGCCGGGGAATATAGAAAGACTAGCTACGGCCTTGAGTATCGTGTGCTCTCGAATCAGTGGTGTTTGAATTCGACTGTGGGATACTTGACACTAGACCTCGCGAGAGCGAGTCTGTACATGTACTTGCAGGGGTACTTTGACTCGTGGCTAACCACAGACATGGAAGTCGAAGAGACCATCAACACGGCGAACGTGAGCATGGCGCACAGTATACTTGGGCGCAATATGCCGATGATTGAGGGGCTGTTACTTTGGATGTTCCCGAACAATGGAACATCTGAGAGGTCCAAGATCGCTCGACAGGCTGCCCTACAAGCCATGTTCGAGGGTATCCCGGCCAAGGCCTTCGCAGACCCGGAGAAAAACTTACAGCCTGTGAACGGTAGTAACCATTGGATGGTTCGTGGCACGGAGGTCATGAAACCGTAATGCGAGAGCCATACGTGCTTCGGAGTGCTCGGATTCGTGCTCTACGGTTCATAAAGAGCAAGACAAAGAAGGGCAAGAAGGGGGTTATAGCAATATATGCCCCCGAAACCGCCCCTTGTCCGATATGTGTAGACGGTGGGCGCGTGAATTCGAAGCTACAGGGACAAGATGACTGTTGTCCGTTGTGCTTGGGGCGGGGCTTCGTAGTACTGGCCGCGTGTACACATTGCGGCCGTCCAGCGTTCTTCTTCAAGAGCAATGTACGCTATTGCGGGAGGAAAGAGTGCTTCATAGCGCAGACGCAGGAAGCACGGAAGGTTGGTTCCAAGGCGAAGAACGTAACTGCACGTAAGGGTTGGGATGACGAGGCTTGGACAACATTTCAAGAGTACCCCCAGAGAGGCCCGCAAGGGCACTGGAGTTATGAAGAAGGGCGTTGGATTCCGGGGGACGTATCAAGATTAGGAGAGAAACGTGAAAATTGAAATTTACGGCGGAGGAACGCAGCCTGAGCAACCGGTTCGGTTACGGTTGCTTCAAGAGAACTCCGGCACTGGCGCACTTACAGTTAATTTTCAATAAGTTTCCCTCCGTTTCATCTAACGAAGCGAAACACATTCGACTAGGATTACAGGAGTGGCTTGTGGCCCTATGGGCCAGGGCGATCTTGAAAGAGGGCGTTTGGTTGTTCCTGTAATTCGTTGTAGCATGTAGAGATAGAAAGTCTTGGAAGCACGGTGCCTCTAGGGGTGATTGCTTTTACGGGAATCCCGTTTAACTACGTACCGTGGCCGGGATGGACTAACTTTACGTGATACGGTTGAATCGGACACGCTTTGCGATGGGTGGAACGGAGGGGATTCATTTATGGCAACGGATTGGAACGCGCGTAAGAAGGTACGGCGAGCCGAATGGGCTGCGGCTGTTGCAGGTCAAACAGCTAGACAACTTGAGTAGCGGGTCACGCTCCTTGAGAAACAAGTTAAGGAGTTACTTCATGAGAGAACAGGAACTGACGCCAGAGATGGCAGCAGAGGACAGATTGATTCGAGAGGCCGCTGATGTACCATTTAGTGCAGCCTCTATGCTACAGGTCATGGGGCGCTTGGCGACACTGTACCATCCGAGTCGGGCGCATCGGGCCTACGAGCAGACGCAATGGCAGGAGTAGCTCTCGGGGCGGCCCTACTAATTGTGTACATTCTTGCTTGGAGAAGCGCTAACCTCGCTTTGTGAGGTGTAGTAAAAACCCCACTAGGCTACGTAGAAAACCGCTCATGGATAGTAATTGGTAACCAGCCCATCGCCCTCTGGCGTTGAGAGCGGCCTCTTGCTGTACATACAATGAGAGTGCCTAGGTGCAAGTCCTAGGGTGGGGGAAGTTTGGGGACGAATAGGGTGCGTGCGAACGTGAGCCTCTGCGAGTCGCTCTCGCTAGTCTCCACCAGTTCTGGGCTGCGCCAGTAACGCAGAGAAAAAGAGAGGGTTACAGTTATGGCAATAGCAAAGACAACAGTAACAGGGCCGTTTTACGTGATTGACGAGAGCAACGACGAACTTGTCGGAAACGGTGAGCGCACCACCTTGGAGAGGGCCAAACAAGCGGCTACGGACGACTATCGGGATCAGGGGGACGACTTCGAGCGCACTTACGTACTCGTAAAGAAAGTCGGCGAAATTGTAGTCGAAAACAGGCTGACCTGCGAAGTTAAGTTCGATTCGTAAAGCTCAAGGCCAAGCCGAGTACCGTATACGGAAGACTGTATTTCTTATCCAAGTACATGCATCCATTCGGAGAAGGTAGGCCACGAGGGCCATTGCTGGAACGCTGGAGAGTTCCTAGAGTATCGGGAATTCATTGAAGGCATAACTGATGGACGGCAGATTAGCTCAGATGGCAGAGCATTACTCGTTAGGGTAAAGGTCGGCGGTTCAAATCCGTCATCGTGCTTGAAGTCGGGTTCCAGCGATGGTCTATATTATCGGGAGACACCCTAAGGATCGCAGCAAGCGGCAAAACTCGCCGTGTTTGGATTCAACTGCTCTGGGTGTCTCCTATGCAATTCTCTCCAGAAAACTCTAGCACACTCAACCAAGTGTAATTGAAAGTTCTCGCATAGCCTACGAGGGCAGAGCTAGAAACCGGAATCGCGGAGGAGAGATACCTTCGGTTACTGGTACAGGTACGAACTGTGCGCTCAGCGCAAGTGACAACGTGGTCGCTTAAAACTGGAGAGAAATCAATTCAAGGAAGGAGTACACGTATGCCAAATATGTCCCTCTTCCCGTTCTGTTGTGGCGCGCTCATTATGGGGAATTTGTCTGAGCCCGCCGTCGCCAAGGACGGGGTAACACGCAAACAGGCATATGACATGGCGCTTTCGATTAAGGAACGTACGAGTGCGTTCACGAAAGAGAAGCTGCCTGTCTTTGCCACAACTGTGCCGTACCAAACATTGGCTATCAGGGAACTGGAGCAGCGGGGCTTTGTGCCACTCTGCACCATGCCCGGACAGCACGCTGACAAGACCAAGGGCGAGGCCGAATATGAAATCACCCTCTGGGGCGTCGGCGTCAAGAAGGCCACGTAATGGCGCAGAAGGCCAAGAAGGTAGCGTGCAACGGGTGTAAACGTAAGTTTGCGTCCTTAGCCGACGTTCGACAACATCAACTGGGTTCAGTACACACATTGACGCCAAAGTATCGGCGTCCGGCCAAGCAGGGCGTCTATTCGTAGACCTAACTGCGAGGGGGCAGGGATGACTATGCTGCACGGGGGCTTGTGTCTAGGCCCACAGGTTTCTGTGTAACCACTTGTCATTTGTCCGTTAAAATATCCTGCCACTCACCCTACGCTATCCGACATGTTCAGGTTGGCTCTAGCGTTTCACAGAGATGTGCATATCCGGGGTGCTCACATAGGCCCCGGATAGAGGGATTTCCATTTGAAAGGAAGGAGTAAATGTATGGACGAGAACTGGGCGGTCATCACAGACAACGGCTCTGAGCATATTGTAGAGTGGTTCGACACTCTCAAACAAGCTGAGGGTGCTTTTGACTCGGTACCCCTTGCCTATGATAACCGTCGATATCTCGTACAGATAATGAGGGAACGACGTGCCTGAGCCTGTATATGTAACTCCCCCCGGTTGGTTCCTAGCCAATATTTGGCAGCCCGCGGGCAACAGGCGTGACAAGCTAGTGCTCTGGGCTGAGCCTAAGCCCCCAATCATGATGACGGGACTGGTTCCGATATCTGACCGCTACCGACAGAATCGGGAGTGGATGCGGTACAATCGTTCATTGGAACAACCCCTGCTTCCCCAGACACTTCCCGCCTACTTTCAGAGGGGCGTACCGGCAGGTAATTTAGCGGCCACCGAATACAGCTATTGGCAAGGAAGCCCAAATCCACAAGGTACTATCGCAGTTTGTAGGTTCTGTTTACAAACTGTTTACAGTCCCGAGCAGCGACGGATACACAAGCTCGAAGCGCTCGGAAGCACGTTCGCAGATCGTTCTTGCGCACGACGGTTACAGTTAGCGTACAAGGAGCTATCGAAGCTCCGACGCTGCATTGTGTGTCATGTAGTGACCGCGAAGCATAAGTGGGGGTTGCCGCTCTGCGGTTCAGAGAACTGTGAATGGACGTGGAAGTTCGCTATTGAAGCGAGCTACAAGGACCTTGATTTCATTATCGGTCCAAAGGAAGAGCGCATAGTTATGCGTGCTTCGTTTACAGAGAGGGATTTCAGGTGAGAAAGTACACGTTGGTTGGCGCGAACAAGCTCCCCATGCGACTGCCGGGCGAGCACCCAGTGAAAGTAGCGCCCTTTGCAGGGAAGTACCCGACTCGGGTGCTGGTAGCAATTACGTATCAAGGAAAAAAGAAGGCTTGGCTCTACTTTGGCAAGCCGAACGCTACAGTGTTCAAGAAAATCCGGCACGCTTGGACAGAGGATAATACGGTTCGGAGTGTCCTTGTCAAGGAAATTGACCGGAAGAATATGCTTCGGGAGTTCTTTGCCATACTTCCAAAGGCCTACGCTATAAACTTCCGTGGCTACGCAGATACGAACGCGCTCCGGTACTACTATGCCTACGGGAGCTTACTTGACCCGTGGCGCTGGTTAAATGTAAAGCATTACCTAAAGCATGTGACACTCAAGGGAAAGAAGCATTTTGTGTACTCTGGGCTTGAGAAGGTCAAAATGGCCGAGCACGTGCTGCCGTACAAGAAATGGGTCGAGGCGGAGGCATTGGTACTGTGAACTCAGAACGCAAGCGCGGGTTCTACCGGGACATCGTTCTCAATGGAATCAAGGACTTTCGAGACCTACAGAAACTGTACCCCCTCGGTTGGCAAGTCACAGACAGTGAAGTTCGCTCTTGGCTGGGGCGGTTCTACCGAGAGCCTAAGTTACAGGAATACCGGGCTATCCCCCGACTCATCAACCACTTTATGCTTGGCGCGGACCCGGAGTTCATATTCACAGAGCTTCTGAACGGTCGCCGTATAGACGCGAACCTCTTCAAAATGAAGGCTGGGCGTGCCTATGGAGCCGACAACAATGGACGACTCGTAGAGATTCGCCCCGCTCCGAACAAGAACTCTCTCGCCGTCTTGGCCAGTATCCTTGACACGTTCCGCTGGATGTCGGCTACAGTCCCAGAGACAAACGCATATAATTGGGTCTGCGGGCCGTACTTGCAAGAAGATGGCCTTGGCGGTCATGTTCACCTAGGCCGTCGGAACAAGGTCATGTACAACAATGAAGTCAAGGGCCTTGATAGCTTAGCGGAATCCCTTGAAAAGAGCGGTATGTACCCGGCCCATGAAATGGACATGCGCAGGGCTGGAGATGCCCATAATCAAAGGTACGGTCGCCCTGGGGACGTTCGTCCCCAACCCTACGGTTACGAATATCGCACGTTCCCAAGTTGGTTGGATAGCCCGTGGATAGCGTATTTACACCTAGTTCTGTCTAAGATCGCGGTGTATGACCCGGAGTTATTCTACCATGCTCGTGGCGTTGAAGGTTGCACCCATGTTACTAACCTACTCAGGTATTACCGAGGGTTAGACGATGATGCCTTGCTGGCATATGGTGCCCTTCAACGCCTAGGGATGCCGAAGCATATAGGGGGCGACTTTCGGCCTCGATGGGGCATGGACGGGAAGCGGCCGCACGCACCACAGGTTACAGTGGTTCCGGGGGCCATTACTGGCCATAAAGATACGTTAACGGAGCTATGGGAGCACTTGGCTCACGGAGCACCTTTAGCTGTAGGTGCGCTTCGCCCCGCTACTTGGACACCTACGGAACTCCCGAAGGGCTATGTATCTTTACTTGACACTGTAGAGACCCGTGGTATCAAGGGCATAGGTGAAATCGTCTGTGACCTGTGCACGTATGGTGGCGGGTTTCATGTAACAGGGAAGCATTTAGAGGACCCGTATCTAATAGCCATAGGTCGTCAGTGGGCGAATCTCCTGCCGCAAGATTGGCGCGAGCGGGTCCCGAAGGACTCTATATATGTAGGCGGGGATTGGAACGGGATTGCGGTTAACAATCAGGGAAACCATAAACAGGTCATAGAGTTAATGATCGGTAGTGGCATGTTCCCGGTCTGGAAGATCAAGGACGTGAAACTGGAGTCGTACAAAGAGTGGCAAGCGGCGCTCGGGAAGATGAAGCAAGAGGCCGTAGCGTGTAAGCATACGTATGTAGGTCGAGAGGAGATTTTTGCGTGACACTTAATGAAGTATTGGGTTCGGCCGCTTTACATAATGAAATCATGGCGGACGTATCGGTAAAGCCCGGTACAAAGGTTACCATTTCAACGGTAATAGAGTTCACGGACGGATACGGAAAGGCCATGCAAGCGAAATCTAAGGCTGTAGTCAAGGTCCCGCTCAGAAAGCGTTGGTGGCAAATATGAAGAACGCTAAGTGGTTGGTAGTCGTATGGGACGAAGTCACGGAGGCCGTGTACTACATGCGTAACCGTAAGTCGGCAAAGCGTGTATATAAAAAGGCTGTCCATGAAAACTACTCTGCCTACATGGCAAAGGTTAAGGAGCGTTCAAAGTAATGTGTGGCATCGGTGGTTTTCGACGTTTCGGAGAGGCCCCTCCGATCACTCCAACTCATGTAAAGACCATGCTCTGTGGGCTTCAGAAGCGTGGTACTAACGCAGCCGGCATAGCTCTCCAGTACCCGAACGGGGAAATATATGTAATGAAAGAGCCCATGCCTGCGTGGCAGCTTGTCATTCAAAAGCGCTTCGATGAGTTCCTGGCGGACCACTTGGAGCAGGCGCAGACAGTGCTACTCCATGCCCGAGCTGCTACCCAAGGCGACCCGGAGGACAACCGTAACAACCATCCGTTGTTCACGGGGAAAACTGTAGTTGTACACAATGGGAAGATCGAAAACGACTATATCCTGTTCCGGGAACTGAAACTGGAACGTGAAGGGGCCGTGGATTCAGATATCATCCGTGCGCTCCTTGACGACAGTACCCTCTCCAAGGACGGTATTGCGCAACTTCGGAAGCTAAAGGGCTCCGGGGCCATCGCCGCTCTGTCTGTCGAGCAGCCCGGTAAGTTGCTACTCGCCCGGTCTGGGAACCCTATGGTCTGGGCCTCCGTGCCAGAACTTGACCTGTTCTGCTTCGCGAGTACGAAACAGTTCCTGCATCAAACGCTACGGCCTGTGTATAAATGGCATGAGATGCTGTTCCAACCGAACATCCCGAACGTCGGCTTCAGTACCATGACGAATCACTCGGCGCATATCATTGGAGACAATGGGCTTGAGTGGCATGAGGCCCTAGAGTTCAATACACATTTCACTGCGCCGATATATGACCAGCATAACATTTACCGCCGTGGCCGTGAGAAGTGGAAGACGGAGGCACTACCTGAGCATCTGCTCTGCCTGAACTCTAAGTGCAAGCGGGCAGTTCGTATCCCCGATGCCATGAAAGAGTTCGAGACTTATGAACTGGAGTGTCCACATTGTGGAGAGCCGCTCGGAGTTCAACCAGAGGGAATCATTAAAACTAGCCACGTGGAAGCACGGGCATGAACGAAGCAGCAAACATAGTTTCTGATCTAGCTGTTTGTCACCCCATTAGTCACAACGACTTTGCTCTTGGGTACGAATACCACTGTGAATGTTGTGGGAAAGGGAGCGATGAGCCGGACACCATTGTATATGACCGAACGTGCGTTTGGAAACGTGCGCAACAGTGGGTAAAGCTACACTGAAAGAACTTTATGGCTGAAGCAGAGGGTCGATACACTAAAGCCTTTCGGTTACTTAAGACACTCGCAAGCGCCCTTAACGACAACTGTAACTACATTGACACTCCTGTCCTACGGGCGTTGGAAGATGTAGAAGAGGCATATCCAGATATCTATGATTAAATTCACCGCTGCCGCTGGCCCCACAGGCCGTTTACTCCGTGACCTTCTCATTGAACGTGGCCTCAAACTGGCCCGCGATGGCCAAGAAGATGCCGTAGTTTCCTATGGCGTACGTATTCACAGTCAGCTCCCGTGCCTAAACGCACGGGCAGGAGAGCTAAACAAGTATGCGCAACTTGAGCGACTGCGAGAAAAAGGAATTAGCGTCCCTCCTTTCTCAAGGACTGGAGAGAATCTTAAGTTCCCGCTCTTGGGAAGGAAGTTTCACCATGTCGGGGGAAAAGACATTGTACCTATACTGGGCAAAGACGTGGAATGGCCTGCGCGTCAACGTCAGTCAGATTTCTTCACGCAGTACATTCCACGTCAGCGAGAGTATCGTGTCTGGGCGTTCAGGAGAACGGTAAAGGCAGTCTATGAAAAAGTCCTTAAGCATCCCGAACAACTTGGCAAGCGAGTTGGTGCCAATTACGACAACGGCTTCGCCTTTGACATTGCTCCGGGAACTCCGGAGGCCCTACGTGCAATCGGTGCTAAGGCAGTGGATGCGCTTGGACTCGATTTCGGGGCAGCAGATATCCTTCAAGGATTTGATGGAGCTTATTACGTCCTTGAGGTCAACACCGCTCCAGGTGTTGAAGGTCCTAGACAAGGGCTTACGGGACTTGCTGATAGCATAGCGAAGTGGGTAAGAAACGGGTATCCAAAGAGGAACGGAGAGGGGAAGGGACAGTAGTGGCATACAAGGATGTGGACGGAAACGATGTAGATGGCAATGGGCGGGCCCTTCCTAGCCCCCAACCCGCCCCACCAATGAACCACTGTCGTCATTGTGGGGGCGAAACTACTAATACAGGAACAGTGGTGCTTTGCAACCCCTGCTTCAAGGATTACCTCGACAAGAACTGCGACGACGTTAAGCCCTGCTGGCATCATCCAGAGCGCAACCAACCCGCCCCACGCGAGAGGGCCGCTGGAATCAAATAAATGACCAAAACACGATACGTTCTCGAATACCTTAACGGTCAAATCTATCTTGGCTCCTTCGCCAAGACCCGGCTCAAGCAATTTCGGCTAGACTACGGTATAGCTGCCAGCAATGGCGCTACCATGAAGGAACGTATCGTATCCACGTTCAAAGCCTGTAAGACGTACGCGGAGCAAATGCGCTTAAACGGCCCCGCCCGGCTCTCTATTTATATAGAGCCCCGTGGGACCCATAGGAACCGTAGCCGATACCTAGCGAAGCGAAGTGCACTTGGCGTTCTACGTGGAGCGCACAAGAAACCGAAGCACGCACACTTGAAATTGAACATGCCCCTCGTACGTAGAGTCATAGCCGGGGACTATCCTCCCCTTGCTTATCGCCCTCAAAGAGATAGGAATGTGGCGGCACAAGTAGAACGGGCTCGAAGGGTCCTTTATAACGCGGGTAATATGGCTCAAGGAAACGCACCAGAGCCGCCTTTTGTGCCATATCAAGCGCAGGCACAAGGCCTCGCAGACTTCGCCGTTCAATATGACCCGGCCCCCGCTCCTAACAATTGGCCTTGGAATAACCCCGGTGACGAGGATGGTCTATAATGACCTACTTTCCCGTAAAACCCTCTATAATCCTCCCTGGCACCGAGTTCGTAGAGTATCACCCTCGGACCAAAAAGTTTCACTGCGGGTATCACGGAACCGTTATTACTCCTACAGAAATCGCCCGTGACGATATGCCCTTGACCCAATTCGCTTGCCCGGAGTGTCTCGAAGCGGAGCAAGACGCCCTTATCCTTGACGCTAAAGTCATTGTTAAAGGCGACAAGGCCTTCTGTAGCACTCCCGGCTGCGAGCACCATGCAGAGCTAAAGTGCCCTGTTTGCGGCAAGGATATATGTCTCTCTTGCGCTAGCGATTCATATGAAAACATTTGTTGTATGTGCCTCGCACGCGGGGAGATCGACCTTGACCTTGAAGACTACGAACTCAATGAAGACGTAGTCTCTACAGCCGAAGAGGACGAGCCAATACTCACTATGCTATATGAAGAGGAGACATAAGTGCCCGAACAATTAGAGGACGCCCTCTTTATAGCCTGGCGCGATGAACGTACACCGGACATTGAACGGCGGCTCGTATCTGAACTCCGGGTCTACGCAAAGAACCTATGTTATTCGAGCCTCGGCTACGAGAAGACACAGGACATTGCGAACAATTGCGCGGTATATGTACTCCTGCACCCTATAGCCTGGACGGGTCTGAGCAAGTTCCGCACTTGGTACCATGCGCTCGTTATGAACAAGGTCCGTGACGCGTACCGAGAGCAACAGGACTCCGTTACCGATCAGCTTGAAGTAGATGCTCCGGCCTTGAACTGGAATGAACTTGAACTCGGGCTCTTGACGGACGACATACGTAAACAGCTCTCGGACTATGACCGGGACCTGTTCGACTCCGTTGTCTGTGGCTATACGGCGCAGGACATCGCAGAGAGGCTCGGGATTAATATAGACACCGTGTACCAGCGGTTATCGCGTATGCGCTCGAAAGTGAGGGAATTACTTGGCGCTGTTAAATAAATTTCTAGTCGGTTGTGACCCGGAGTTCGTGGCCTACGATAAGGCGGGAGCGCTACTGGTCTTGCCAATGGACCACGATGGCCCTATAGGCATTGACCACGGAGGGGATGTGGCTGAGCTGCACCCGGAGCCGAGTAAGGACACCCGGACGTTGACATTACGACTCAAGCGCATTATTCTCTCGGAGCCGCTTCAAGCGGAGGGTATCGGAAAGCTACGAGCGGGAGCTCTCCCTAAATGGCAAGCACGAGCGTTAATTAACCCAAATCGCATGTACCGCCAAATGCCCATCGGGGGGCATGTGCATCTGGACTTGACGCCCTATGAACACGATGACATGCGTGTGTTTTCCACGCAACATAACCTCCGTGTCAAGGCGCTTGACAAGTTCACTAAGTGTCTAGAGACGCTGGATATTCTCCCCCGCGAAGAGTCTGAGCACCGTCGGGGCGAGATGCACGGGTATGGGAGGTTTGGAGATGTACGTGTACCAGGAGCAGGGGGCTACCTACCGCAGCCCCCTTTTCGTACTGAGTATCGTACAATGGCCTCTTGGCTCTTTCATCCCAAGACTACGTTCCTATGCCTCACAGGTGCCAAGCTCTGCGCTGTTGACCCACAAGCGGCCCTTGATGCCCTTGGTCTCCGGCCAGGCTACATGCGTCTCCGCCGTATATTCGAGTACTTCGGGGACGACGTTAATGCGAAGCGGGTTTCGGAGCGGGTTCTAGGTGTAGGTGTCAAGAGCGTTCAGTTTCCGGTTGATGTAGACTTTCGTGAAGCGTGGAAGGTGTTGATGTGAACAAAGAGGCATGGAACGCTATTGCTGAAGCGATACTTACTCGTAGGTCCGCTGAGGAAATAAAGGCGTTAGTCCAAGCGATTTTTGACGACGGGTACTGTCAAGGCCACGACGCCGGCTATGCCGAGTGTCTCCTAAACGAGTCCGGTGCAGGTATATGATCTCCCCCAAACACAAGTATTGGCACTTTCGAACCTGCTGCTTCCGTAAGCGCCAGTACTCTACATTGTCCCACGCGGAGACTATCCTCAAGGCCACAGCCGAGCATGACACTCGGCCCACTAGGCCCCTACAGGTCTACAAGTGTCCGTACGGACTCCATTACCACATCGGCCACAAGCCCAAGTCCCGAGGAGGGGACCGCCCACAACCATGCGAATCACTGCTGGAATTCCCGTTAATTGGAAAGGACGACTCGAAGTCTGCTCCAAGTGCCATCAGTTCTACGACATAGAGACGCCGTGTGATTGTGCGCCAGTGGTGCGTCCGAAGCCTACCGTGCCCGATGCGCACCTGGGGGCGGTGAGGGCGTGAGTAGTTCCGCAGATACTATTGCGCGGCGTATCGCTACGGATGCCGTGGGGGTTTTTTACAGCGTGGACCTCTCTGTTGACGAGCTTTACGAACTTATCTACAACGGAATCTGCGAAGCCCAAGAGGCATATTTTCGGGGTGGCCGGACGCTGGACTACGGCGGTTAAAGGGCCGTGTCACAATTTCGCCCGTAACTCCATGAAAACAGGTGTCACCTTTGTCACGCTGTATATGTGTAAGACACCCACTCCCCCCCCCCCCACCCTGTACATATTGGTGAAAAGTCATGACACCAAGAATCAATAACTTACAAGGAGAATTGTGACACCATGAAATGGGTCTTTGCCGGAATCGCAGGCGTTGCGGGCTGGTTGTTCAATTACGCCGCGTATGGGAACAAGATCGCGGCCGCAGGGATGTTCTTTATGGTCGGGGGTTTCGTGTTACTTGTTGGTCATGCCCTTGATAAAATCGAACGCGGAGATTGGAACCCTTAAATGCACACGTTGTGTAACTTCTTCTGTTTCCTATGGGCCACCCGTAACCAGGCTATAGCGAAGCAAGGCCCGTGGCCCGTTCCATGGGTGCAGTTCGCTTGGGGGATGGCACGCCTGTACCGGAAGCTATTATGATCGTCGTAGAATTGTCCGCCTTCGCTCTAGAGATGCTCGGCCCGGAGCCTCAGAAGGCCGTAGAGGCTCTTGTCGAGGCCGAAGCGCTACGTCTGTATCATATAAGGCGTAGCCAGCCCAAGGCCGAACGAAAGCCTGAATCCGCTCTCGGGGACCAGTTACTCCTTATGTTTGATAGACGTAGGCGAATGACACGGGACCCGCTGCCCAAGGCCCTAGTAGAGGCTGAAGAGGCTGTCATGGATGCCATTGACCGTGGGGACGAAGTAGAACTTGAACGTATGTGGGCCGAGCAGGTTTGGGTGCTTAAGAAATGAAAGTCACTTGGTTGATCTCTGACACGCATTTTAACCACGATAAGATCGCTACGTACTGCAAGCGCCCTGGGAACTTTACGGACTTGCTTATCAAGCGTTGGCAAGAGATAGTGAAGCCAGAGGACCTAGTTCTTCACCTAGGTGATGTAGCTATCGGTAACCGACGGAAAGTAAAGGACATTCTCGCCGAGCTTCCGGGCCGAAAGATTCTCGTACTAGGGAATCACGACCGTATGCACGGGCCAGACTGGTGGATGGACCAGGGGTTCTCGTTCGCGTGCCAAGCGCTCAAGTATCGTAACTGTTGGCTCACACACGAACCGAGTACGAGTCTGGCGGACGGCTGTAACATTAACATTCATGGGCACTTACATAACTTCACACGAGAGGTGCATCCGTATTACAAGGCAAAAGCTTTTCATCGCCTCTTTGCTGTGGAGTACACCGCCTATCGCCCAGTGAACTTCGACAAATTTGTGGCGCATCCAGATAAGTACAAGGCCCGTATTATGTTGAATTTACTGGAAGATGCCAATTAGCGTAAGTTTTACGTTCACGGTGCCGAAAAATAAATTTTCGCGCCGCGTCAGAAACCGCGCCTAGCGGGAGACTAATTCAATGATGCCGCGTAAATCGGCCACCAGAGCCGAAGTTCAAAGATGATGATAACAAAGGAAATACCACTCAAGACCCCCGTAAAGGTGACTTGGGTAGACAGTAAGTTCCAGAGTGGCTGGCACTACGCTAGCCTACAGGCCAAACGTGCCGACGTGGGGCATGTAACCACTATAGGTTACCTTGCTCATGTGGATGCCGAGAAGGTCGTGGTGTCAAGTAGCCTCGACGACGATGCGGTGTTGTGCCCGCTGGCGATACCTGTAGGGTGTATTCAAAGCGTGGAAGCTCTTTAGTTAGTTGAAGATAGATAACTCAGCAGCGGAGGCCTTCACTAGCTGTCCTGCATTGTATCAGGAACGCTACATCAACGGCTGGACTCGAAAGGGTGCCGGGGGCGCGCTGGAGTTTGGAACAAGGATTCACAAGTTACTAGAGGGTCATTTCGCCTTACGAGAACCGGGTGTTCTCGGGGAAGATATCTCCCTGGGTGACCCTCTAGTAGAAGCCGAAGCCCAAGAACTCTTTGAAGCCTACAAGGCGCAGTACCCTGTAGAGCCGTTTGCTGTAGTTGATGTAGAGAGGTACTTTGAGGTGCCCCTCCCGTCTAGCCCGCACATCCTGATCGGAAAGATGGACGTTATCTATAGAGATAACGAATCGGGCCGCCTAGGCCTGATGGACCATAAGACCGAGTCTCGCACAAGTAGAGCTAACTTACCTGAAGTCTGGGCAGCTAAAGCCCAAGTCGGCCTATATCAATGGGCCGCAGAGCAAATCTACGGTGAACCTTTCGATAGTATTACCCTTGACGTACTTACTAGGCGTTCCCCTGCTGGTCGCCTGCCCCCGTCCTTTCGACGCGATAGCCTACAACGCACGAAGGCTCAGCAAGCTAATGCGATTCGGGATATCATATACATCGCAGACAAGATCACAGAGCTAGAGAGCCTACAGGGAATGTACCCCAGGTTCACGAAGAATTGTCACAATGGGGGATGGAGATGTGAAGCTTATGCGGCGCATGTAGTAGGTGAATGTCAGATAGTTCAGTTAGAGCCGATTGTGAGAGACAAATACTTTGAACCCGTCACCCCGTACCTCCCGACGTAAAATAGCCGAAGTAATCTTAGCGCTCGCACGGAACTTTAGGTATGAACGCGACTATCAAGGCGACACAATTCGCAATTACCTTGAAGCGTGTGCTGCACGTATGGAACAAGACGGACACATATGAAACAACTACTAGACGCCCTTGGCCTAATTGGAGGCTCCCTCTTTGGAGCGGCTTGTCTCCCGATGGCCTATCAAGCCATCCGAAATGGGAACGCTAAAGGTATTCCGACTGGTTCTATCTGGCTCTTTACCTCTGCATGTATCACGTTCTTTGGATACCTATTCCTTTCCTTCGGGTTTCAGTTACCGTTCGTTATCGGTATCATTGAAACTAGCTGCTGGTTAACTGTAATGAAGTATCGCTATTTCCCACGGGAGTCCTAAATGAAATCCTACATCGTAGAAGTAACTGAATGCGTAACCCACGCGTACTCTGTAGACGCCACAAGCCCCGAAGCCGCCGAGTCTATAGCCGAAGAGTGGCTCGACGACGGCGAGGAAGGGAACATCATGGACAGGGAAGTAGTGTCCACTGAGGTCATTGAAGAGGAAGAAGAAGAGGACGACTGCGCTTGAAACCGGTACCAGTAGATCAAACGGCTGTTGCGGTAATTGCTAACCAATTCTTAATTAAGAATTGCAAGCCAGGGATTTACGCGACTACGGATGCTTTACAGTACAGTGGCAAGGATTGCAACGATGCGGTCATGCACGCAATAGCTCTAGTTACGAATGCACACTTTGCCCTAGAGCGACTAGCCCCTAAAAAGGAAGAGGATATTGAGCCTACAGATTCAAAACACTAAGACCCTCATTGAACCGGAGAAGCTAAAGCTAAAGGTTCTAGTCTATAGCCTCCCCGGATGCGGCAAGACCACCTGGGCCGGCACCGCCCCCAACCCCGGCTTCGCCGCTTGTGAAACTGGTCACGGAAACGGACTACTAAGTATCGCCGATGCAGGATATGATTATGTCACTCCTACGAGTTTATCGGACTTTGAAGCCTTCGCTGGCGGGGGTATATTCAAGGACAAAGAAACGCTTGTCCTTGACTCTCTTTCTGCGATGGTTAAGAGTTTCATTAAAGATTTCGCTCTGGCTATTCCGCGAAAGCAGGGCGACTCTGAGAAACGTAGGAAGGGTGTCCCCGAGCTTGACGATTACGGTGTTATGGGTGAAATCACCCGGCGAACCCTCGGTAGACTTATCGACTGCAACCCTGACAAGCATATTATAGTTACAGCAACGGAGAGGTATGACAAGCCAGACCCAGAGAACGGACAGGCGGAGCTTATCATCGGGCCTGATCTGCCGGGGCAAATGTTCCTTGGCTCTACTGCTATGTTCGATATTGTGCTTCGCTTGCGTACTCGGCCTATGCTTCGAGATAAGAACGATGCAAAGAGTCGATATACGGAGCGGTACTTCATTACGCAGTCCGATGGCAAGGGCACGGTAGCTAAATGTCGGAATAACGTAACCTTAAAGCCGCTCCTTGAACAAGAGGAAATCTTCGACCCCGCGACCGGCAAGGGTACATTCATGGACTTGCTAAACAAGATTCGGAAAGGATACATTGACAGTCTCAAAGGAAAAGAAGTCAGTAACCCCGCGTAAGAAGCGTTCATTCACAAAGAAGACAGGAACCTACGTTAAGTATGTCTACTGATAGCCACGAACACAGCGAACACACACGCGTTGAAAAAGAACGCAAGTCTAAACAAGAGAGAGAAGAACGAGAGTTGCAGCAAGCGCAAGATTCAATGCTTATGACAATTGCTGTTACTACTGCGGCTCTGTAAGCTATGAACATTAAAGCAACAGTCCTACCCGCAATCCTGCTCGCAGCCTTGGCCCTACATGGACAGGCCAAGAGTCCCGTAGCCCCCAAGGCCCCACAGTTAACGGACGCGCAGAAGCTGCTCCTAACCCAAATGGAACTTAAGGCCGTTAAGCTACAGGAACAGAGCGATAAGCTACAGGCGCAGTTCGTTCAACTACAGAAGTCCTACTGCGGCGACGGGTTCACACTCGGCTACGTTGGTTCCAATTGGGCCTGCGGCGCTGACCAACCACTCGCTAAGGACCCTAGCCCGGCACCGAAGAAGTAACTCCGAGCCTCCGCTCCCGAGAGGGGGTGATTAACTCGACACCTTACAGCTCAGAACAGAGCCGCCAACTTGGAAAGGCAACTGGACGTGCCCCTCTGGCACGATTCCTGCAGGCGGGACTTTGGATAACTCTAATAACCCACCTTATTGTGTCTCCTCTGGAGGCGACTACAGTTCTGATCGCAGGGCCGGAGAGCGCTAGGTGCTCCGTAGCCTGAAAATAAACTCCTAGCCTTCGTCAGAAACCAACGCCAATTAGAGACTAATTCAATAGAAAAGGGGCAAATGCCAGCAACTGAAATTATGACCAACACTTGGACGACTATTAACTTTTCGGATATCAATACGCAGCCTGAGATCGTACCCGCGGCTGAATATACGTTTAGCCTGAACGGTGCGAAGTACAGTGAACTGTATCCTGGGAACATTGAAGCGAACGCGACTATTGTTACCGAGGGCGACTTCACTGGACGCAAGCTGTTCTTCCGGTATCCGGACCCGAGTTCCTTGAACCGTAAGGGCGAGCCCAATGACTGGAGCCCCAAGGCGCTCAAGCGCTTGGAAATGGCTCTGGGCATTGACATTAATGCAGGCGAGGACCCGGTCGAGTACCTGAACCGGGCTGCTGGTGCACACTTCCGAGCGACTGTGAGCCATAGCAAGCCGACGGACGAGTACCCGAATCCTCGGGCCAATATGAACCTCTTTAGCGTAGCTCCGGCTGCCTAAGAGAAAGAAGCGCCCTACAGAGTCGTGTACAAGGCACGAACGACCCGAAGCTGCTAACTTGTGTTCAGATCGGTAATCGCCTCTGTAGGGTGCACAAGTTATATGAATTAACACCTTACACAAGGTGTCTCCCCCGGCTCCGAGGGGTTCATAATATCGGGGCAAATTTTCTATGAGCTATTGGCGTAAACTATTGTGTGCACTAGATTTACATGTTTGGTATGAGTTAGATTGTGGCTATTGTGCTTGTAAACATTGTCACACAATGGAATGGATTAGGTAATGCCAATTCCCAAGACAATTAAAGTAGGTGCGCACGAAGTCGCCGTGCTTCGGAAGCCGAAGAAGGCTATGCCTCTTGATGAAAAGGGCGAGCCGTGTCTGGGCCTCTATGACCCCGACCTACAGCAGATTTGGATAATCTCCCGGCTTTCAAAGAGCCTGCTCCCGGAGATATTAATGCACGAGATTCTACATGCCTGCACCTATCCGGGGATGCTAGAGCAGGGCACAGATGAAGAGTTCATTACCATTATGAGTCCGGTGCTGTTGCAGACGCTACGAGATAACCCGGAGCTAGTGCCGTTCTTAAAGGAATAAATGTATGCCATATAAATCCAAGGCTCAAGCGGGCTATTTTCATGCGCATAAAAAAGAGCTAGAGAAACAAGGTGTTAATGTAAGCGAATGGGACGCGGCCAGCAAGGGCAAGAAACTTCCTGAGCACGCGAAGAAGTCCAAATAGTTGGACACGATCTGGGGGTTTCTATTACTGACCGCACTGATACTGTTTATTACACACCGAGGACACTTGAAGTAATGAAGGCGAATACGCAAATGTCCCCGTCCACTTGGCACAAGATCATGAACCCGTACTGCCCGGAGTGCTTGCGCTCCCGCTTAAGGACTAATGCCGACGGAACCTTCAGTTTCAATTTCCTCTCCTAAGAAAGTAGGAGAGGTCTCCGCGTGTTCGGGCTGCCCGATGCGCGATAAGTTCCCGAACAATAACTTTGTCCCCCCGAAGATGCGGGGGACTAAGCGACTCGGGATAGGGGAAGCACCAGGTGAAACAGAGAGCTTACTCGGAGAGCCCTTCGTGGGCGGTTCCGGTAATTGGCTTAGGACCTTTTATAGCAAAGCGGGCGCACGAATGGACGACGTATCCCTCTGTAACGTTATTCAGTGTCGTCCACCGGACAATGATTTCCCTACAGACCCGGACGCCCGCGCATATATTTCAAAAGAGGACGGACTAAAGAGTGTCCAGCACTGCCTCAAGGCCCACGTTCATCCGGTCCTGCATAGCTTTCCTTGGACTCGAATTGATCTTATTGGGGACAAAGCTCTTGAGTTCGTCGCGGAAAGACCTGAAGGTATCTTTGCATGGCGGGGAAGCCCCGTTAGCGTACCTGAACTCGGGGAAAAGTCTATTGCAATACCTACATTGCATCCGGCCTACATCGCCAGGGACCAAGAGCTAATACCCTGTGTAGTCAATGATTTACGTAAAGGGTTAGTCGCTCCGCCCGAATACTATGACCCGTTCCCGGAACTAGAGACCGTCCGGAACTTCAAGGCCACCGAGTTCTGTTTTGATATTGAGACTTGGGGCTGGACCGGGAAAGTGAAGATGGTCGGTATATCTGACCGGCCGTACCACGTACTTGTTGTTCCGTTTACTGGAGCCTACATCCCGGAGCTCAAGAGGATATTTCGAGATGCCACTTCAGTCATCGGGCACAATGTACTCCAGTTTGATATCCCAGTTCTTGCGGACAATGAAGTTAAGGTAAACCCTGCGGCGCAGGTCTGGGACACGATGCTGCTTCAGCATCTATGTTTCCCGACGTTCCCTCATGACCTAGAGTTCCTTGGGAGCCAGTTCACTAGCAAGGGTCGCTGGAAGTTCAAGAAGGGTGAGAGCGAGGAAGTCTACTGTGCCCGCGACGTTGACGTTACGTTCCAGAGTTTCAAGCAACTTTTGCCACTGGTCCGTCAATTCCAACTGGAAGAACTATATAAATTTACTCAGGTCCCGCTGGCCCGTATCTGTCTCAGTATGCACAAGCGGGGCTTCGCGGTAGACGCTAAGAATATCGAAAAGGTTCGCGGCGAGCTCAAGCTGTCAATGGCGAAAGAGGAGGAGTACCTGCCTCCTGAGATGCGAACGCATACCGTTCCGGTTAACAAGCGCGAACCTGCGCCTCCCGGAACGCTTTCGCCTAAGACGGGGAAGCCACTCAAGTTCATTATGAAGCCCGCTGAGGAAACTGTAGTTCCTTGGCGCTCTAGTCAAAAGAAACAGAAGTTCCTATATGGAACAGATGAACCGTGGCAACTTGGACTTGAGGTACAGTATGATGTTAAGAAAGACAACGCGATCACTACAGGTAAAGTGGCGCTTGATAAGTTGTTCCGCCGTTCCAAGAATCGTGGCATCTTGGCACTTAAGCAGCTCAACCGGTGGGATGAACTTGTAACCACATTTTGCAAAGAGGAGATGGTACATGTTAAACGAATGTATCCTCACTTTAATGTACACGGGACCGCATCTGGACGACTCAGTTCTTCGGACCCTAATCTCCAGAATATCCCAGAGTCAACTCGATTCATTTACGTGCCGTCCCATGCCGGATGGAAAATACTTGAAGTCGATTACTCTCAAATTGAAAACCGACTTACCGCCTACTTTGCAGGAGATCACGAGCGTCTTGAACGTTTCGTACGAGACCCTAAGTTCAGTGAGCATAAGTATGCGGCTAGCCTCTTCATGGGAGTCCCCTACGACGAAGTAGAGAAATCTAGTGACAACGAGTCCCCTTACATTAAAGCGAAGCGCATTGTTCACGGAACGAACTACGGCGAGGGCTCAAAGAAAATCGCCCTTATCAATGACCTTGATCTAAAGGAAACTAAGGAACTTCACGACAAATGGAAAAGCGCCATCCGAGCAACGATCACTTGGCAGAACTCGTGCGCCGAGCGCGCAAAGAGAGACAGTGTATTAACGACCCCCTTTGGGCGGAAGCGGTGGTTCTACACATCCTCATACTTCACGGAGAGTCTGTCGTTTCTGCCGCAGTCAACCGCCGCGGATATAATCTTCAGGGCTATGATAGCCCTGATGTACGAGAGAATAGCGTGGCCTCTGGAGCTTGCGCAGAGGGTCGCCCAGGTTGTTATCCCACTACCGAGGCCGGCGGAACTATTGCTTCAAGTTCACGATAGCTTGCTATTTGAATATCCTCCGGAGATCGAGGACGACTTGATTCATACAGTCAAGACAGTCATGGAGCAAGCGTGGCCGCAGCTTGGGGGATTTAGTATCCCCATCGGCATCAAGGTTGGGCCTAGTTGGGGGGAATGTGAAGAGTATGGTAAGTAGAGAAATTAGCCGCCCGTGTGAAGACGGGCACTGTGAACTATGTGACGGACGTATACTTAACTATAACAGTCGGTCGCTTACGGTTATTGAACCGCTGTGTAAGTGCCGATGCCATGAACCTAAGAGAGGGAAATAGTGATTAAAGCAACTGATCTTGTTTTCATTCGAACTACAGAGGAGCCAGTCGTAGTGCTCCGGGTCGATGACACGAAAGAGACCTCGGAATTCCCGGACCTGTCGGGCCTGACCGTTCTGGTCCGCCGACCAGTACAGGGCGAGAAGGGGCTGTTTCATGTAACGGAACGGTTTCATGTAGAGGAACTCGCTACGAACGCCGACATGAGAATGGCCGAAGCGGTTCGCTTCAATGAAGCCCGGAGCGCCGCGAAGAAGAGCCTAGAGACCCAGAAGGCTGATGCCAGTGCCCCCCCCGACGTGCTTATTAACTAAGCTCGAACCGTTTGAGATACTAAGTCAGGCCGATTGGAGACGGTTGCGCCGTCTCCAAAAGGCCATCTTGGAGAGTAATGCTAAACCCAGACCTGGGAATCGTAAAAAAAGTTCCTAGAGAGTCTTTATTCCGAAAGTGGGTCGAGGCGTTCCCGACCGCAGAACCGCCAAACGCGTACATGTTGTTTAGCAGCATGTCTATGTTGGGTGCTGCTCTCGGTCGTAAGGTATGGTTTGACCAAGACGCGCATACCCTTTTCCCAATGGTTAATCTTCTTCTTATTGGACCTAGTGGTATTGGCAAGTCTACGTCCATTCTCAAGATAGGGAAGCCGCTCCTGGACTCCCTACCTGTAGAGCTCAAGCCGCAGTTCGTGAACGGAGCAGCGACGCCGGAGAAGCTGCATGACGATCTTTCAGTGGACCCGCACGCGATGATCTTTGCCAGCGAACTGGCGAACTTCTTTTCCCGCAGCAAGTACATGGAAGGAATGATTCCGTATGTTACACAGTTGCTTGATTATGAGCCTACTGTTGAACGCCGTACTAGGAGCTCTGACATTATTATCGTTAAGAACCCTAGTGTGGCTGTCACTGGTGGTAGCACCGTTGAATGGCTCCAAGATCAGCTACCTGACAGCGCTGCGACTGGTGGTTTCTTGGCACGTTTCCTTATTGTCAAAGAGGACCACAAACGGCAAAGGGTAGCGGACCCTAAGACCGCATTGAGTGCAAAAGAATGGATAGAGATAGAGAAACAACGCGATGAAGTGAAGCGGACGTTCCTGCTAGCTTCCGACTTACATCATGGCCCGATGGGGTATCACAACCCCACGGCACGGGACGCGTATTCAATATGGTATCAGACGCAGATGCCTTTAACTGGTGCCTTAAGTCCGTTCTCAGCCAGGGCGGGGGAATTCGTCTTACGGCTCTCGATGCTTCTGGCGATCTCGTCGTTGCGGAACTCGATTACTAAAGAGGACATCGAGTGCGCGATTGAACTATATAACTATAGTTCCCGTAGGCTCCAGGAAGTAGTAGTTCCATTTAGCCCGGCGGGCAAGTTGCTAGCTAAAGTATTTGAAGCCGTGGGAAACCAACCTACGAACCCCGTCACAATTCACCGGGCGCTGCGGAACTTCGCTCCCGCCCAAGAGGTCGAGAGGGCATTAACGTCACTACTTATGTCAAAGGAAATTAAACTCGTTTCAGGTATGTATCAACGAGTTGGTCGATAACTATGCCAAATAAGCAGAAGCAAGAAACGTACGTCCTCTGTTACGATATGCACTTTCCGCATACGGACTGGAGTACATATAAAGCGCTCCTGTCGTTCATTGAACAGAACGATGTCGATGGGTTCATATTCGGTGGGGACCAGTTCAGTAATGACTGCATCAGCCACCATACTCGCGGGAAACCGATGCTCCGGGACAAGGGAGCCTACAAGAAGGAAGAGGAACAGTTTGTTAAGAAGGTGCTTGACCCGTTGGATGGCCTATTGGGCGATATCACGAAAGTTTGGATTGAGGGCAATCACGACAACTGGGAGCAACAGCTTGTCGAAGAACAACCGGAACTCGATGGAATTCAACGTGGCCCGAGCCTATATTCTGATAGCCCAGGCTCGTTGGAACTTAGTGAGCGAGGATGGCAGTTCGTCCCGTGCGGTAAGTCTTTTAAGAAAGGCTTCCTTACATTTATCCACGGCGAGACACTTACTGGAATCGGCAATCAAGCAGGGGTAATGCATAGTAAGAAGGCCGTCGAGAGCTACTGCGCGAATGTAGTGTACGGACACGTTCATAGTCCGCAGAGCTTCACAAAGGTGCTGCCGCATGATGAGACGCAAAAGTGGCAGAGCTGGTGTATGCCAATCCTTGGGAACGTGAACCCCGGCTACCTTCGCAATAAGCCTACAGCGTGGTTGAATGGATTTGGAGTGGTAGAGTTCCGTGGCGACGGTACGTTTAATGTATATCCCGTTATATGTATCGGCGGGAAGTGTAGTTACGGAGGGAAAGTATACGGTGGGTAAACCTTGTATTTATTTAGCGGGACTCATTAGTACCGAGCACCCGGAGTCGTTGAAGTGGCGGGAGCAGGTAGCGCCGGTTCTGTCAGCCCGAGCTACGGTACTCTCACCCATGCGCGGCAAAGAGAACCTTGCCAAGACCAGTAAGGACGGGGGTATCACGGACCCGGCGTTGACTAGTCGCGATATCATTCAACGCGACTACGCGGACGTTAGTGCCGCGGATGTGATACTTGTACACCTAGAGCGTTTCGGCTCCGAGCGGCCCTTAACCGGAACAATTATGGAACTAGCGTGGGCGTGGGAGAAGCATACGCCTGTAGTTGCCGTGGCCAGTAGCGACAATTTGCTTATGCGTAACCATCCCTTTGTAAAGGAGTGTGTGTCCCATTACTGTGAAACTACAGAAGACGCCCTTGCAATCCTCTGGCGACACTACTTGTACCCCCTCGGGAATTAAGCACGACACCGGAAAACTCAGGTACGATCTTGTACCTGAGTGGCCGCTCAGTCAGCTAGCTCAAGTATACACCTTCGGGGCACAGAAGTATGCAGACAACAACTGGCGGGGCGGATTCAAGTGGGGTCGTATCTTCGCAGCGATCATGCGGCACCTGTGGGCCTTTTGGAGAGGGGAGGACCTGGACCCCGAGTCCGGCTTGACCCATTTGTGCCACGCCGCTTGGGGCTGCTTCACGTTAATGGAGTTTACTAGAACGCATCCGGAGATGGACGATAGGGTGAAAGATGCCGTACATAACGAAGGAAGAACGTAAGACACTAGAGATATCTGATAACCTAGAGCCGGGTAATCCGGGGGCGCTTAACTATTGTCTTACACAAGTTGTGCTAAGTTACCTTGGACCACAACCTAGGTATCGTACCTTCGCCGATGCCATTGGTGCCTTAGAGTGCTGTAAGCTAGAGCTCTACCGGCGCATAGTGGCTCCGTACGAGGACACTAAGATCAAGGAAAACGGAGACGTATATTAGTGTTACTGTTTCAATTCTTTGGCGGACCGGGGGCAGGTAAATCTACCGCGGCTGCATTTCTGTACTACCACCTAAAGCGCCTTGGGCACTCTGTGGAACTTGTAGGGGAACCGGCTCGGCACTTTATCTACGACGGACGAAGCCTAGATAATCAGGTGCTCTTGACCGGGTTGCACTATGATTGGATTAAGCGATTGGAGGGCAAGGTTGATTATGCTATAGCAGACCAACCCCTTGCCGCTGGTCTAATCTACGGTTGTGGTAAAGACTACTCTTGGGCGCTCAACAAAGTTATATTCGAACTAGAGCACGAGTTCTCTACATATAATGTATTTATTGAGCGTGTTGCACCCTATACACAAGAACTTCGAGTACAAACCGAAGATGAAGCGCGGGCGTTGGACAGTACATTTAGACGCGCCGCGAATCCTAATCTCTCTATAACAGGAGACGATGTAGGATTAGAGTATATGCGAGCTAAGGTGCTAGCGCATATAGCCAAATAAATAGCCAACCTGAACGCACAAAAAAGCCCTACCAATCACGGTAGGGCTTTCGTGTTTCTGGGGTTCACTTAGACGGTTACGGTCTCTCCCGCTCGGAATAACATACGTACGTAACCATCCTTGAGGGCCTTCTGGGTTACGCCTATGAATCCGGCGCGCTGCGTAATGCGCCGGAACTTGGCCAGTAGCATACGTTGATTGTTCGCATACTCCGCGAACACGCGACCGAAGGATTTGAATTCACGGAGGAATGTAACCTCCTGCGGGCGTAGGGGGATGTACTTGTCTCGGACTAATATAGTGCTAGACTGTAGGTCTATATCGCTCCAGTCAAGAGCGGACAGCTCGGTCCCGTTCAATGGCGTCGCGGCCATTAAGGTAATGAGGAGCCGCTCTACAGGTAACTCGCAGGATTCAAGTATAGCTCTATATGTATCCTCCGTGACAGGGGTGTGGTTTGTAGGCACTGTGTCAAGTATGACACTAGCAAACGGGTTAGCGCTCGCCACGTCGTGCTCCATTAACCAGTTCCAGAAGCATCTGAGCACGGAGAGCTCATAGTTAATGGTACTGTTGGCTCGACCTTGGCGCTGACGGCGAATGATGTAGTCCTTCACGTCGAAACTAGTGACGTGGTCCGGCTCTGCCCGGAACCAGAACAGCGCGAAGAACCGCGCTAGGCAGGCACAGTAGAGTCTGTAGGTCCGGACGGTGGCGGTATTATGTGTATAGTCCTCGAAGGACTTGCGGTATTTGTATATGACAGTGTCGCGGTGTTTCATTTAACTAGCTCCTCGAACTCTTTCTCTAGTTCCTCCTGCTGTGGCTCGGGGTACTTTTCTAAAGAGTTTAGTTTCTTGTACATGTAGGGCTGGAGCTCTACGCGCTCCTGCTCGTTGGAGATGCGATAGATGTTCAGGGCATCGGGGAGGGTGATGGTTGGGCTCTTGAAGTGGCGGACTAATGGAGACTCGTTGGACTCCTCCACGATTCGGTTCAGGTCCTTGCCTGTGATGAGGCCTTTCTCCAGGGCCGAGTCGAGCTCTTCATCCTTTAGCTTACCGGTAGCATATAGGTTCCTGATCTTATCCACGTTGTGGTAGTGCTCGGCTTGCGCCGGGGTCTGTACGTTACTGTGATATGTGAGCTGGTAGGCGAGGTCCTCGGCGGGCGTCGAACCCACGTAGGCAGGGGCCGGGGTGATTCCCATGAATGACTCGAAGCCGCCTTCGAAGGCGGAGCCCGTGGCCTCCTTACGTCGCTGGTAGTTCTCGAACGCCAGGGAGCCAGGGGCCAACTGCCGCCCAAGATACTTGACTTGTGCCATACGTTTATCGAAGAAGGAATCGCCAGGATGCACGATCTCGGTCCCGTAGAAGTCCTTGTTTGTCCAGAGTTGGTACATTTGCTGGATAGCCGGGTGCAGCTTGTTCACGAGGGTGCCAGTGACACTGTGCTCATAGCTGAACACGTCTTTCATGTAGCTGGGGACTGCGACGCGTTCTGGCTTACCACCGACAGCGGCTTCACCGGTCTGGGGGTAGAAGTAGTCAAGGGGCTTTTGGGGCCACTGGCCGGTACGGAGCGTTTGATACATGGCACCGTAGTAACCGGCGATGATCGGTAGCGCGACCATGTAGGCCATCTTCGGGGTAAAGGCCCCCTTACCGCGGAGGAACTGTAACGTGTCAAGAAGTGCGCCGGGGTTACCTGTAGTGCCCACAGCCTCCCGGAACGTACCGATGTTCCAGCCGACGCTACGAACAGAGAGCATCGCCAGGTCCTTGACGGTCCGGTTCCAGTGCAGGTTGTCATAGACAAGCTGTCCCATGCGGTTATCAATAGAGTCCCAGACCTTGTCCATCTCTTGGGCAATGTAGGTCCGGTCCGTGATACCACGGGCATCTAGATCACGTAGCTTCGCGCTAGCGAGATCAGCGAAGGCACCGGCCTTGAGGCGCGGGACGATATGGTCCATGACTAGGTAGCTGGAGCCTTCATTGAATGCCTTGAAGGCCTTGGGGAACAGGCTCGCGTAGCTAGCTACGCCCTTGCCTGTAGAGAAGTTAGCGTCCTTCCAAGCCCGCTTCATTTGCTTGATGCCGTCCTGACGCCAGAAGGGGTCCTGCTCGACAGCACCGCCCGCTTCGGAGAGCCAGTTCGTTAAGTTAGTTAAGTGCGGGTTCGAGCCCGCGTCACGGTACTCGGACTTGATGAGGTCGCCGAGCCGGTACTGGTGGGCAAAGGAGGCCAGAGGTATAAAGGCCCGGCCCATGAGCTTGAGGCCATCGAGGGTCTGGCCACCGGATAAATGGAACGTCTTGTCCATTCCAAGCGCTAGGTCGTTCATTGAAGTGTTGATGGCCTCGAACGCCAAGTGGAATCCGGACCAGGCTAACTGGGCTTGATTCAACGTGTTACCGTATTCCCGGACGGCGTCGAAGACCCGGTTGCCCCGGAGGCCGGGGGCCAGGTAGTTGTTAATGATCTTGGCCGCGTCCTTGTGGGCGTACCAAGCGCCTGCGGGAGCGAGCTCCCCTGACGCCGTCTTGCGCCACGGGTTGAATATAGAGTCATTGATTCGGACCCAGTCGGCGGGGACGCCTTGGTGTCGGCCAGGGGTGGAACCTTTATACCACTCCGTGACTCCCTTGTCCTTGAGCTCCAGCTTCCATTCATTCGCTTTAATGTACTTGTCCATCTCGTACAGCGTAGCGAGCATGTGCTCGACGGGGTTGTACGTGATCGGCTCGGCACCGTTGAGAACCGCTTCGCGGGCAGTCGGATGCGAGGTCGCTTTCATGAAGCGCTTGGAGCCAGCGAGGGGAGCTCGGGTTCCCATGATACGGGCGAGCGCGGTGTTACCTGTTTGGCCCTTGAACAGGCGTGGCCAGTATTCATTGACCCAGTTCGTAGTGTCTGCATAGCCCTGCTGTTCAATGATATCCCGGCGTTCCTTGACCATGTCTCGGAGCTGGGAGACGATGTTACGGTCTTCGGGGGCCATAGCCGCTAGGGACGTTTGTCCCGTTCGGTCATCAGCTATATCCATGAAGTTCAGATAGTCGTTGAGACCGTAGCCGGAGAACTTCTTAATCCAGCCGCGGAGCTGGTAATCAAGGGCGACCTTGTCACGACGGAGCTCGCCGGTGTACTTGCGGCCGGTTACCTTCGCGACTTCTTCGTCAGACAGGGCCCGGCCGAGGGAGGCGATGGGGTTCCGGGGCGGCATACCCATGTTGGGGATACCGATAGCGCTACGGTACTGAAGGTCTGAGAGCCTGTAGGCTCCGTGCGGGGACTCGAACATAGAACCCTGGCCTTCAAGGGCCATAGCTGTTGCACGTACAGAGGTCGGTAAGTTGTTGAGAGCACGGGCGAAACCGGCGGAATCCCCCTCTAGTCCCATATAGTAATGTGCGAAGGCGTTCGCGAACCGTTCGTGCTGGCGTTCATACTCTGTGAGCCCGTCCCAACGGTCACCGTATAATTTAACTACTTCATCAACGGCCTTGGGGTAGAACTTGTAGAGGTTCAATCCGCTACGTAGGGTTGGGCCATACTTATCAAATAGCCGGTGCCCAAACTCGTGGGCAGCCACTTGGTCCATTGTGAGTTCATTGTTCAGTAGCCAGCGCTCTAGTTTCCCACGAGCGCGAACCTTGATAGCCGCCCGGCTCGTTTCGTTCATAGGCTTATAGAGACCGAGCTCGCGCATAGAGTCATAGGTGCCAGCGAAGAGGTCCGTCTTGGCAACGAGCATAGCGTCACGGAGGGCCGGGTTCACGTTCGCCGCGAGGATACGAATGGCGCGGTCCGGGGTCATATCGAACAGGGCGTTCGTGAGACCCGGCATACGCTTTAGGATGGGGCGAAGGGTGCCGGGGATGCGATCAATCCAACGTTCCGGCATCGCTGACGCCCCCTTGGCCTTGGCGGCCGCGTAGCGTTCGAACTTGGCGCGGCTCTCTAGTACATGCGCCCGAACGGACTCGGGGCCAGACGCAGCCTCGCGGTGCTCTTGGGCAAGCGTAGAGCCAGTGACGGGGTCTGTATAGTAAGTGAGGCCGTCCATAGAGCCCTCGTAGTGAAGGTCCATGCCGGAGGTTTCGACGGACTTCTGGGCGGCACGTTCGAGGACCTGGCTTATCTCCCGGTGCTGCTCGAAGCGAGTTTCGCGGGAGGGCATACCGAAGGTGTAAGGGCGCTTGACCTGTGGGGCAGCACGGAGTTCGGGAGTGATGTCGAGGGAGTGCACCTTAGCGGTTTCATTGCCTTCATAGGCAAAGCCGCCCTCAGGCTTGGGAGCCATTACACCGGGTCGGGTTTCAATATCGGTAGTGCCTACGCGTGCCCCAAACCGTTTCCCAAACTTATTTAAGTACTGGGGGATTACTGTATCATATAGGAATCCATGGGCTTCGCCCTGTATATGTTCACCGTAACGTGCAGCCTGTTGCTCTCCTGTAGTCCACGCAACTTTATCGTACCCGCCTTCGGTGGCCATTTGGAGTACCCGCCGCATTACGAGTTCGTGCCAGTTGGACTTGAAGGGGGCGTCAGGCGGAGCACCTTGTAACCTATAAAATTTGCTTTCTAATTCTTGTTCGAGATCAGTTGCATCATTTGCGCGCTCTACATAAGAACGAAGACCGTCCGCAAAATGGGCCATGTCCGTATCGGATATATGATCTAGACTCCCTATCTTTTTATGGTAAGCTGTTGCGCGCAATTCTGAAGGGTGTTCTAATAGTCCTAAAGCCGTACGTGTACGAGCGGGCTCAAAGCCACTCTCAGGCCTAAATTGCGTGCCCGTAATTCGCTCTAAAGCCGTACGAAGTAAATCGGGAAGCTCAGAGATATATTGTTTTGCGCCATTCCAATGTTTTGCAATTTCGTTCCGTTTAGAGTGAAGCTCTTCTGTAGCGGCGTCTAAAGCTCCGGGTACAGCATATCCGGAACCTTTCCCGTGTTGGTGCCAATCACTCTGCACTTCCTCTACAAACAATACCTTCTTCCCGTCAGGGGTAACCCGGTCCTTCAGGCGTACATGCGCAAGCACGTTGAGCTCGTTGAAGTGGGGGCCACGGTAGACACCCTTCCATTCGTCAATGTCTTCGGGCGCACCGGGCCGTCCAGCTCTATTGGCCGAGTCCACTCGCACCGCAGCTTCGGACATAGGTCTCTGAAACAACACTTCCCTATAGTTACTTCCGCCGGGGAGGGTGTATTGTTCGTAGGTAGGCAAATCGGTAAATACATCGCCGGCATTGGCTTGTATCCAAGCGTCGTGTTCCTTTAGTTCTTTTTGGGCATCAGCGACTTCTAGCAATAACTTATGCAAAGTTAACGAGCGCGGAGCAACGTTTCGTGGAAGCTCTGTGAGAGACGCGAAGTCAGAGTCCGGCTCTCGGAACTCCATATGGTTTTCTATACGCAAACGCCACTTAGCAGCGTGTGCCGGTCCGTACTCCTCGTGGTTAATTTGCTGGTCTATGTCGTTTATAGCGGTATATAAGTGCGCTGCTAATGCTCCGGCTCGCTCCCTATGTCGCGCGTATTCTTGTGCCAACGGGGTTTGAGCGTTAGTCTCGCTTTTGCTAATCTCCTCTATAGTAACTCGATTATTGGCTAGGTACTCCGCGACCTCGCTCTTTGAAGTCTTCCCCTTTTCACGTAGGAAGGTATCGAGGCCGGTCCATTTAATTTCCTCGGGGCTCACGCCCGCATTCACTAAGCTCCGCAGCATCTGGTCCCCGGACGCTTTCTCAGGTATCCGCGGTTCGTTACGCGCTAGCTCCTCGGCCTTAGACCGGAAGTTCAATGCCGGCATCCCGAACTCTTTCGGGTTCAGGTGGCGCATAACTTCTCCGAGCGGGTTCTCGTGACCAGAGTGAACCAGGTCCCGGTACCGGTTAATGTACTGCTTAGCCAGCGACATACGCTGGGGGCCAGTCAGGGACGCGTTCGCACGTATAGCGTCCGAGATAGCCTTCTTGGCCGCGAGCTCATCCGCCGGATTCAGGTCCGTGGTTACAGGCGTGTTTACTTTTTCCGGCCCCTGTGCAAGAGGCTGTTGGGGAGCCGCCGTGGCCGCTCCGACGGGTGGAGTACCGGCTTCGGTCTTGGTATCTTGAGGGTTGATCTGTGACTTTTCATTGATTAATTTAGTAGCTGCGTCGAGGGGGCTAGCGCCTTCGCCCTCGGGAGTCAGGATATACGTAGCCAGCGCACGAATGTACAGCTCCGCCTGCTGGTCAGGAGCCAAGTCCGTACGGTCTTTGACCGCCTTCTTCAGGAGGTCTACAGCAGCGCCCTTACCTACGGTCTGGGCCACATCTTCTAGCTGAGTAGCGTGAATGGTTCCAGCCGGGCTAGGCGTCGGGGTCTCAGGCGTAGCACGCTTAATGGCCTCGTCGCGGAGCCCCTTGAGCCGTTCACCAATCCTGTCGCGCACGAACATGTTGAACATCAAGTCCGTACGAGCGCCGGGCTCGATGCTCTGGAGCGCCTGCTGCTGGTCGTCGGTTAAGTTATGGTACTTGAGTTCATCTAGTCCTAGGAGCTTCTCCATCTTGCGCAGCTCAACGCGCTTCATGGTACCGGTGCCTGTGACCTGGTTCAGGGCCGTCTCGATCTGAGACAGAGTTCCTAGCTGGTCCGTAGCCTTCTGGGCCTTGGTCGGTTCAGGGTACTCCGCAGGAGCTGGGGCATAAGGGGTCACAAAGCGTCCCTTGATAGCCCGAGCGGCGTCATTCACGGAGAAGTTGTTCGGGTCCGCGTACCCTAGGTTCCGGAGCTTCTGAGCCTCCTCAAACGTCGGGTTGTCCAGATACGCGCTCTTGCCCTCCGTGTACCCGTGCTTCGCAGAGGCTGCGAACATGCCCAGGTTCGCCGTGCCCTCTACGATGGCTTGGTTACGAAGGTTACGATAATGCCCCGCAGCTTCATGGTCGCCAGCGGCTTCCGCCTGACTAGCGAGTCTATGTAGTGCCTTGATTTGCTCCGCGCTCTCAATGGTCCCTTCGCCCATCTGGGCCGCGAAGCCCGTGCTAGCCGCAGCTTGTACACCACGAACAGCGCGAGCGCTAAGGCCTAGACCCTTTACGCTCTGACCGAATAGGGTCCCGCCTTCGCCTAGAACGCCGCCCGCTCCAGCAGTGGCAGCACCTAATGCCGTGTTAACCGGCGTCAATAAATTTTCCGCTACGTGCGCGACACCCCTGGCAATGTAGTGCTCTTCAGGGATATCCATAGAGGTCGGGAGTCCCGCGGCATTTAGCGCCATAGGAATCGGCGACTTCGTAAAGTGCTCTGCGAACGTCTGCGGGTACAGGTCCTGTACAGCCTGTGCGCGCCCTGCCATCTTGGCGATAGCTTGCGTTTCGGGCGCAAAAAAGGCTCGCGAAAAATTCTCCATGTCTTGGGGCTTCTCGCGGCCGTACTGCTTAAACGCGTTGTTACCTAGAACGTTCTGTCGAAAGAACTGCTGCCTGAAGGCAGACTGCTCCTGCGGCCCCAGAGAGGTAAACTTCTGGTGCTTGGAAATCTGGTCCCAGAGGCTCATTACCTCATTGGGGTCCGTATCATTCGGGAACTGCGGCGGAGTAATAGCCATCGAACCTCGTTACGGCTTGGTCATGTTAGGGGAAATGAACGACGGAGCGTTCCCTCCCGCGGCGATAAAGTTCGCCAGCATACCCGGAACGAAGCCAAACGGCATGGCTTGCTGCGGGATTTGGTTCGGTTGCATGTACATTTGGGATGTGGGAGAACCAGCCGGAGCCGCTTGCTGAGGGGCGTTACTATTCAAAAAGTTGTTCACCGCGTCAGCGGCAGAGCCCTTTTTGGGAGGGGCCGAGGAACGCGGAGAGCCACGTTTAGGAGTCCGTCCGGGCATAGGCTGCGGGTTCGAGACGCCGTTCTGCTGTTCCCACTTGCCACGGGCATCGCCGTATATTTTAGTGTTATATGTATCCCAGTTCCGGGGGTCCTTGGCGTCCTTGATAGAGTGGGGCATACCCGCGGACTCTAGGGCCGAAATACGTTCATCGAGAGGAGTAGTGGCCTTTAGGTACGAACCGTCAAGGGCCTTCGCTTCGTCGGAGTGGTCGAAGTTAGCCTGTTGGCGGTCACCCGCGGCGGCAGCCGAGACTCTGGCTCCGGCGCTCGCCTTACCTACGTTCCGGTCCTGAATAAGTTGGTTGACGGCGGCCCACTGTTCCTTGGGCGGACTTGTAATGCTACCGTTCGCATCAGTCGGGAACGGGTCATAGCCAAGTTCACGGAAGACAGAAGCGTGCCCGTCGTCCATCTTACTCTGCTGCATGAAGTAACGGCCTTGTGCAGCAGCAGCAGCAGCTTGCGCCTTATTAGCGGCGATGGTCTCTTGCGACGTGATACGGTCCCGTTCGATACTTTCCTTATTGCCGTAGTAATCCGCCTGTGCACCTTCAAGCCGTGCCCGCTGCACTGTAGCCTCATCTTCATGAAGCCCGCGCCGCAAGTTCTGTACCTGTTGAGCCATAGCGAACGGGGCTGTGAACTGTTGGTTAATAACCCGTGAACGTTCCGCATTACCTGAAAGCATACCACGTAGCGCGTTGCTAATCCCCTCGCCAACGGTAGACGCTGGGCCGGTATTAGCTCCGCCGAACACCGCGCCTTCGAGGGCCCCCGCAAGCCGCGGATGGTTCCCGAAGAAACCCGTGTCAGGCAGAAACGCGTTCTGTCGGGGGTTCTCAGGTAGGCTCTGGCCGTACTGCCCCAACAGATTATTCAACATCTGCACGTTCATGGTGCTGGGGTCCACGCCAGTGGACAGGTCCATCGGACCCATGCCACGACCGTAGGCTCCACGAGGCACTCCGCCCCCTCTTTGAAACATGCCAAAGGGGTGGGCCAGCCGCTGCGAGAGCGAGAACTCGCGCATACCCTGTAGGCTCCGTGCAGATAGCTGTCGAGATTGCGGTATCTGAATAGCCTGTTGCGGGTCCATTAACATACCACCGAATGGCAACCCGCCCAGACCTGCATTGTACATTTCACCGGCCATACGTTATCCTTGTCCGAATATAAAGGGGTTCATGGTAGGGCTGGGGCCTACGGAAGAGAACATACCAGGTACGGTTCCGGCCATACCAGATTGATTCGTAGGGAGGCTATTTATATCACTAGGTTGAAAGCCACCGCTACTAGAGCCGCCGCCAAACAGGCCCCCAGTCAATCCGCCCAACGCAGCCCCGCCAAGACTCCCCAGCAACTGTGGCAGCCAAGTACCTGTACCGCTAGTCATCTGTGTACTCTGGCCTTGACTATTACTCCCCGTGAACAGTGGCTGATAGCTCTGCGCCAGACCTGTCGCTCCGAGCTGCATCTGATTCGCATTAAAGAGCTGGCTCATGAAGTTATTGCTCTTCAGAGCGCTGGTGCCACGGGCCATATTGGCCAAGTTACTCTGTAGAAACGCGCTAGGCGCTGCACCGGTGAACCCCTGGTTCTTAAAGTTCTGCAGGAAACTTTGCATATTCCCCGCCTGCATCTGGGAAATCTGCTTATTCCCCATCCCCACGCGCTGATTAAAGAACGAACTCGTAAGCGGGTTCTGCATGAACTGGTTCAACGTATTGCCTATGTTCCCTTGCAAGGAACCATAGGTCCCCAGAGACTGGGGATTGAACTGCAGTTGATTACTCTCAGTGCTATTAGTCTGCTGTTTGGTTGACATTAAGGCTCTTCTTGTACCGGAATTCCGGCTCCAACGAAACTTTCTGCGCCCCCCATGTTTCAACTACTTTCCTATACTGCGCGAACTCTTCATTAGCTGGAACGTTAAAGTAGTATGCTTGTAGCCCCGAGAGCCGCATGTGGCCTTCAAGTAGGGTCATAAATGCCCGCTTCTCGGAGTTGCTAAGGGACCCGTAGTCTACGGGGTCTACCTCCGGGGCTAACCTATACGTCGCCCTACCTGAACCGAAGCTATACACTGCCTGCGCGAACTGTAAATCCGAATGGTCCTTGAGCGCTTCTACTTCTTCCGTTGTAGCGAGTCTAATTGTATGCATTGCTTATCCCTCTTTATCTGTGAAGTCCTTCGTTGAAATGAACCGAATAGGCGGCGAAGCTGGTAGCTCAACACCAATTGCTTTGGCGATAAGCTCCAGTGCACTTTGAATATGCGGCAAATGGTTAGTTGCCACGTCGTGAATAAAAACGCTTTGTATGTCGGCACTGCGAAAGCGCTTGTAAATATACAAGATCAATCCGGCAACAAGGCCGTAGCTTACGGGGCTATTTAGTAGTTCATTGATAATCATTAGAATCCAAGGGAAATCCAGGAGTATGAATTACCCGCAGGCGTCCAGGTACCGGCGTCCCAAGTATCGCAGTAATGTAACCAAGACGTAAGCGGGGTGGAGCTAAAACTTGCAGCATGGATAGCCGGAGCCCCCAAGGGCCAATTGGTTCCAGCGTGGGATTCAGTTACTTGAATGGAGAGCACGGCGTGTAGGTACGCGGTAGGAAAAGGTATCTCGTCGCCGTTACCGGTCTGTGAACCGCCGGAAACGTAGGACCCCCATTGAACTATGAGCCCGGACGGGAGCGTATAGAACCCCGCATCTGCGGGCGTTCCGTTACAGTAACTCTGAACACCCGAGGCTATTGCCGAAGCGCCCAGTTGTCGAACGGGATTGATTAGACCTTCAAGCTGTGTTTGCTGCCCCTTGTTGCGGGTTTCCGCCAAGCCAATACGTGCTTCAGACCTTCGGGCCCAACGCTCAAGCGTGGTCCGAAGCGTACTAAGCATTCCATTAGCGTCACCGTCGGCTGGAATTGAAAGAGGCATTAGAGTTTATGAATCGGTATGGCTTCAATATTGTAGCCACCGAGGAAGCTAGTGTTTAATAGGTCAACAGTCTCGGAGAAGAACGTGAAACGGTAGTACCTGAATTTCGCGGGCGCTTCTGTAACCGCAAGGAAGACCTTGTAGGTTCCGAAGGGACTCAAAATTAATGGACTGTTCCCTTTCAATAGAAAGGGAAAGTTAAAGTCATCTGTAGTACTAGCGCCGTCTACAGTGACCTTTAAGTTCGGGTCCGCGCTAAGGACCTCTATTTCGTTTAACCACTTGCGGTCCACGGGCATACCCATGTGCATCCAGGCGGAGACTACGGTAGCGGCGACAGGAATAGGATTCGCGGTCAAGTTCCGGTCGAACTGTGTAGTTTCGTCAAAGCGGTATAGGCTATGGTCGCTCGTGTTAAAGTACCAGTTCGTAGTTCCATTCTGGGCCAGGTTGTATAGGAACGTAGTGGGGACCTCGACGCCGTTCGCTAGGGACCAGGTGTGCCACTGGTTATTCCGAAGGTCATACATTAATACCGTATTGGCTACGGTACTGTCTCCGGTCGGAACCGCTAGCAAGTAAATGTCATAGCTCTCGTCGCCGAAGTAGCCAGCGAAGCAAACGCCGGGGGTAGCGTCCGTGAACACGGCGGTATTGATGGTGTTTAAGATGTCCTGTACGGGCGTGCCCAGGTCCCTATATGTACTGAAGTCTGAACCAATAACACGTAGATTCGGCGTCAGCCACATACAGCCTACAGGTTGTCCCTGTTGGTAAACCTTCTGCCAGACTTCCTGGTTCACGACGCCTACGTTATTGAAGATGACCTGCGGGAGAACGAAGGGGTTGGTACCCGTAGGACCGTCGCCTGTCACCCGGCGTATATGCTGATTCGTACCGATGTACAGGCTCACGCCGTCAGAGAGGAGCCCCGTAATGAACTCGGCCTCGCTTGACACGGTCATTACATACGAAGCGGGCCAGGACTCTTCCCATTTTCCAGCGATGACGCCGGTACTTGTAGTCAAGTCCGCGAGCGCCTTACTGAAGAAGATACTTTGGTTCCCGGCCAGGAACAGACGACCATTATGAACCAATGGGTAGGTAACCGTAAGGCTACCCGTTAATTGAGGGGGCGGGGTATTGTCCGCCACACCGAAATTGTTCCCAAAGGAGTCTGTCTCTTGATAGACAGGGTTCGCGAGTAACGTAGGCTCGTCGGTATTGTCGGTATATGTAGTAGTGCCCTTCGGTACGGAGGCAACGAAGTACAGTAACGTCTCGTCGCCCCCGTCCGCTGTCGCAAGGATAATCAAGTCCGTGACCTGGGAGTCGGCTGGTGTAGAATCCCCGGACAAATCAAGTACCACTTCCTTTGCGGTCAATGGCCCCGTGCTCGCCGAGACCGGGCTCAGGTCCGAGTAGTGCCCCGTGAAACTGTTGTTGTATGTAATAAAATAGTTCCGGCCATAAATTAATGTAATGGCTCCGGAGCTAGAGGTACTAGTGATTCCGGCTGCGTCAGGCGGAGCCGCCATGCCCCAGTTCGAGATATCCGTGAAGCTGTGGCCGTTCCATTTCAAGCACACGTTCGGGTTGCTAGTGTTTCCGCGGGCAACCGGAATGTTAATGTATTCGTAGTCGCGGGAACAGACGCAATGGGGAGGAGTGTATAGCATAGAACTATAGGCCCCAAGGGCAAATAGATTTGAAATGAACGTAGAACCGTCTTCGTTGGTCGCGGTTATGTTCACCCCGGCGCTTCCGTCATCCTGCTGAGACCAGAGCAGCCGTCGCACGAATAGCGAGTCGCTTTGGTACTCGAAGCTGTGCTGAGCTGCGGCGGGCAATGTATTAATGTACGTGTACCCACGGCGCTTGTCTAGGGTGCCCCGCATAATTGGCATACAGTTCACGAGGGCTTCGAAGATGTCCTGTGGCTGCGCGGGGGCTTGGACGAACGAGTTCTGCCCGTTACCGGAGAAGTTGTCCCTATAGTATCGAATGCTCCCCGTGTCCCGGTCGTATTCAATGACCGGGTCGTACGGGCGAATTGGGGTATCGTACCAGGCCATTAGTGAATCACCGCTCCCCCTGACACACGCCCTCCACCACTCTGCGTGAACCGGAAGTGGTTAATGGGAGGGGCTATAACTACATTGTTATATGTATGGTCCGCGCTATTTGAACCAGAGTCCACTACATGAATCACAGGGCTATAGGTCCCAGGGGCCGTAGGCCGGCCCGTGAGAACGCCGGTGCTACTGTTCAAGGTCAAGCCCGTAATACAGGAAGCGGTACATGTATACATGTAACCGGTCCCGGTTCCCCCAGTCGCGCGAAACGTGACAGGCCCGTACGTGACACCGACCTGCCCCGCAGGGATAAAGAGCGGGCTCGTGATGCCAATGGCTGGATTCGAGATCGTTATAGAATACGGATGCGTAGCCATTGCACCTACATTATCAACTACACGTATAGTGAATGCGTAGGTTCCATTCGTGGTCGGGGTACCAGCTAACGTAGCCGTACTACAACAAGAGACCGTTAGTCGCAAGCCTGGAGGTAGTGCAGAACCCGGACCGCCTAGGTCACATAGACTTGGGCTCTCAACGACGCACCAGGTGTACGGCGGAGTTCCGCCAGAGGCTGAGATCGTTTGACTGTAGGCAACGCCGTTCTGGCCCGCAGGCAGGCTAGCGGTCGTAATAGACAAGGCCCCGCTAGTCCCAGTGCACACTGCATATTCGTGCGGGTCGGAGTTACAAAAGCTATTGCTGCACCCGGAGCTATCGTAGCATTGTCCGCTGCCTCCGCCATATAGGATATCGTAGCTGGACATTGCGGTACCGTTGGCGTTGGTGCCACCTACGGCGAGGTAATATCCGGTGCTCGGGTTTAGTCCTGTGGCGGTGCATTGATTTAGGAAGAGGTTGTCTGAACCTGAAACGTGTGAGTTAGCGCCGCAGGTGGTTAATATAGGCGAACCGCAGGTCCCGTCCAAGTGCGATGTGCAGAGCGCTACTTTCGTGTTTGTAACGGCTTGAGTGTTGTACCAGGTGATTTGAGCGGTAGTGCCTGTAACGTTTGCTACATTTACGTTACTAGCATACTGGCTCTGCGGGTACGGTTCGATAGGCGTGGCGGCGGCCTTAAAGGGATTCTGGCTCGGGAGAATGGAGCTGTCCGTTCCGGGGAACCGGTTGCTGCGCCAGCCGATATAATCGGCCGTCCATTTATATATCTGTACAAACTCTTTGGAACAACTAGAGCCACAAGTGTTTGCGAAGGCCTTCTGGAACATCAAGTCACCCACGGTGAGACAACTAGCGCCTGAAGTAGGCAGGGTGCAAGAGGAGCCATAGACCGTCCAGAGCCAGGTATACACAGGCCCCATAAGCATGTCCAGGTTCGACTGTTCGTAGTTGTACATCTGGGAACCGTAAGGGTATAGCCAGAGCGTATAGGGGAAGTTATAATCTGAACCGGTCAGGTTCCATTCATTACTGTAGGCCCAGTCCGCTAGCTTCTTGACCTCTACAGGAATACGAGCGTCCGGGGTTACATGTTCGTAGTTCTGAACTTCCCAGAAATGTATAAGGGACTCTGCTACCAGGCCCATATCAAAGCTCGGGGACCCGATGCAGCACGCGGGGTTATATGGATGCCCGTCAAGCGGATTGTAGTTAATAACCTCTTCTATTTGACCTATTTCAGAATCAATTCTAGGTGTAAGTTCATCGACCCCTCGGTCGGCGGGATACGTTCCGGACATGACCCAATAGTTATATAGAGCCGGGATTTCATATTCCCGGTCGCGCATCGTGTCGCGTTCCGTTTGAACGTAATTCCATATGATTCGCTGGGGGGTATTGGCCCAGCCACCGGAGGGACTAAAGAACGGATAGAGGTGAAACTCGACAGCGCGGGTCTCGGGGGACGCAGCTCCGCAGGATACCTCGGTCCGAAAGCAGTGCATAGAGTCGCCGTCGGTGAACCGGTTCCACTCCTCGTCGGTGGTGTAGTGATCGTGAAACAGTTGCCAGTCGCTGTACTGGTCATAGATACGTTCGGCGACTCCGAGCCAAAAGGCCCCGTTGCCGATGTTCGTGAAGTGAGCGGTACCGCTAGTAACTGTGTTACCGACAGCAGGACAGGAAACACTGGAGCTACTAGTTCCGGCCGTAGTGGTCACTAGCTCGCAGGTAGTGGCTCCGGCGCAACCACCTGCTCCATTTGAACATATCTCATCGCCAAGGCTGTAGCCATGACTGGCTTGAAAGGCCACGTTCCCGCAGTTGGTACCGGTACAAGAGAGCTCGTCGGCTACGCCAAAGGCCACTCTGGCACCGTCATAGTTCCAGAGTCCGTAGGGGCCCACGGTCAGGGAGCTAGACATGTTGTCGTTAACGTACTGGCCAGGTAGTGCCTGCTCTTCATTAATGAGCTGCAAGGCGTCAACTACGCCCGCGCTCGCAAGGTACTTCCAGTAATTCGAGAACCCAGTAATAGAGGGGAACGAACCTGGCGTGGTCACTGAGAACGTCGGCGTTGCTAGCACCGTGAAGTTAAATGTAATGGTCTGGGGATTAAAGCCGCCGGTGCCTTGGCTAGAGTTCGTAGGCTGCAACGTAGCGACCAGGCTGTGCGCCCCAGGGGCCATACTTGAACCTACCGCGACTCTAATGAAGTTCACGCCCTCGCCGAAGCAGTTCATGACCTGAGTACTATTTGAACAGAATGGGTACCCCGCAAAGGGACCACTGGACGCAATAGGTGTATCGTAGTTACCTGTAGACGCGCTCTGGTTCTCGGAGTTGCTCTGAGCGAATTGAATGCTAGCGCCCGTGGTACCGCAGGGCTCGACCGGTAGTCCGTGTGTACAGGGCTGACCGTCGAGGGTCGCATTAGACAGAAAGATATATGCAGGGTTCGGGCTACTTGAACAGCCCGTGGCCCCAGAGGAACACCCGCTAACCCATTGATTCGAAATGGCCGCTTGGCCAGAGGAGCCTTGATATATGTTCTCGGGCCCCTGCGCGAACCAGGAGTTCCAGGAAAATGTAGGGCCACTAGGCGTCGGAGTCGTGAACGTGAGTCCGTTCGAGTTCCCGTTACCCCAGGGACTGGTACTGTAATTCGGGTCCGTGCGCTTACATGTAAAGGGTGGAGTGCCTGCTCCGAGACTGGCCCCGCCGCAGGACGCTACACCTACAGCGTACGTCTTAGCTCCAGGCAACAAACCTCGCACGACACCACAGTGACTAGTCGCCATAGTCGGGTCGTAGTAGAACCTATTTGCGTCCGGGGCATCATAGCTGTTCACCGTGTAGTAGAACTCTACGAGAAAATCCGCAGAGCCACTCGTCTGCGCACACACCTGTACGGCCGTTGGGTCGCCACTATAGAACGGCGTCACGCTCGTGATACATGGCACACCCGGAGCGCTGCCACCGGAGCCGTTGGTTCCGTTCGAACCGTTCAGGCACGTGGTGGCCCAGCTCGGGGCGCTCAGGGCCAACAGGGCCGTGGCTGCAAGTAGTAGTTTCTTAAACACTTAGTTAGTCCTCGTGATGCTGGGGTCGGTGACTTCAACCGCCGGGTAGTTCGTGTTAATGGTCGCCGGGTCGGTACGAATGAAGTTGTACTTCGGATACATGTTCTGGTCGCGGCGCATGGTGACAAGGCCCATCTGGAACAGTTGCATCCAGCGCTGGGCATCGGCAGGCCGGCGGAGGTATTCGTTGATGTAACCGTTCACGCCGGCGATGACTACGTCACGGTAGTCATCAGGGACCTGAATAACCTGATCGTAGGTCGTCAGGCGCAGCCTGTCCCTGTAATACTTGAATTGAATTAGGTACCCGTCCACGGGCTCTAAGTTATTGGTAGTAGGGAAGATAGGACCGGTCGTAGTGATGCCGCTCGTGGGCTCGGTCCAGGAACTGTTGGTCGAGATGGGTCCCGTCTGAAACGTTTCATTGCTGCTCGTGGTCGAGGCATAGATGTTATACCGGTCGTAGCGAACGCCCGTACTTGAACCGCCTTGATACATGGTGGTTTCGAGAGAGCCCGCAAAGGCCGGGGGCTGGGGCGGCTGAACCGTAAGTAGCATATTCGCCGGGACGAATACCTTGTTCTCAAAACTGGCAGAGCTCTCGTTGCCAAAACTGTCCGTGAATGTGGCGTTCACGTAGTAGAACCGCGCTGGCAGACTCCCCGCAGTCGTAATCGCTACACAGATCGGCGTATCGGGGACCGGCTGATACGTACTCTGGTTATCTGGAGCCGGATAAATCTTCAACACATACGGCGCATCGACCGGGTCATAGGCCCACTGCTTCGGGCGACCGGGACGAGCTGAACCGTCTGGGAACTCTAGACTAGCGGCTAAGGGGCTAGAGCGAACCTTGAACAACTTATTGAAGTTCGTCCGGTCAAATACTTCGTCTTCCTTGATGGCCCTCACGTCATTCAGGCCCAAGCCCGTGTCAAAGCTCCCTAGCACGTTGCCAGCCTGGTAGCCAATCCAGTAATCGTTGACACCAGTCTGGGTAATAAAACTCTGTGTCGGGGAGATCATGAAGTCCCAAGCGCTGTTGCGTAGTATTTGAAACACTACACGATTGATATAATCCAGCACAATGTTCTGGGAACCGGTGTCCCCAGAGCTTAGAACCTGACGTACGTCTTGCGTACAACCGTCAATAATGTCTTGAGCGGTCGTTGTATTAATCGGCGTTGGGCCTGAGATGACGGGCATGAGTTTTAGCTCGCGGGAGTTACAGTAACCAGATACGTCTGGTTGCCATTAGTTGCTTGCGGATTGGGGGTAATCAACAGCGCTACCGCTACATTCGCCGGAGGCGGAAGCAGCTCTTCGGTGACGATGTTACTGTCGCCGGGCAAGTAGCTAATCCCATCCGTGGACCCTCGATAGTGCGCTTGAATAGGTACGGTCGTATTGGAAAACGTTCCGCTCACAATACTCCCAGTGGCTGTTCCGTCGCCATTGTCGGTAACAGAAATGGTTGCGATAGTTGCCCCCGTGTCGGTACGATTCAGGTCTACCAAACCAGAAAGATCAGCCAAGTATGCTCCTATACGGCCTAGGACTGCTGCCGCGTGCCAGAGGTTAAGGTGTTACATCTACGTAAATAGAGCCTGTTCCGGTGAAGTTATCTGGACTAGAGAAGTTCAAGAACGTACAACACGTCTGCGCCTTGTACCATTGATTTCCGCTACTATTCTGCATAGCGGCGTTTACGGAGCCACTCCCGGTATTGAAAACCAACCAATACGTATGCCCGCTAGATAGCGTCGGACAAGTTACAGGAACGATTGGGTTCCAAGCAGCCGCCGTTTCACTTGTTAACGGTACGGCTTGACAGAGCATACTGCCCGCTGCGCCAGAGCCACCATCAGAATCATAAATGGCCGCGTTCCACGTAGCACCACACCCGCCACAAGAGTTAATGTATACCTGAATATCTGTAACGGTTTCGTTTTGTGTAGGCGTACAGGCGGCCAGAGCAATGGCAAAGTTAGCTCCATAAAAGGAACCGCTATTGCCCAGTTCGATGTTAGTATGCCCACAAGTTCCGCCGCCAGCTACAGGTACTGCGGCCGGTCCCATGATAGGCATTACAAGCTGCGCGTGAGCCAAAGCGCCCCAGAACAAGAGGCTATATAGGAACTTCTTCATTAAAGTACCGCCCAGTTAAATGTAATTGCGGCGGGAGTAATAGTGCTTCCGGTTCCGTTACAGACCTCGAAGTGCACGGCGTTACTAGTAGGATAGGCGTACACAGACAGTGAACCAGACGCGCTTACGGCGTACCCGGTCTTAGTCTGAGGGTCCACGCTCGGAGTCGCGACGATCTTGCTGGTAGTGGCGGCACCTGTCGCTGTAGTGGTTACAGTCGTCGCGCAGGCCCCGGAGGATATCGCGCTGGTACCCATAGTGGAGGTACCTGAAGCTACAATGCTACCGGAGGCTACGAGCTGCCCGGCGGAGACACTGAGTCCCGTACCAAGCGAGAGCGTAGTTACCCGCTGGCCATCGGCAGAGTACAGCAGGTCTCCCGCGCCGAGGGGGTCAAAGTCCCCGCCCGTAACAAGGGTACTGTACCTGAATCGTTGGAGCCAGGGAATATCTGAACCGGAGCTAACGCCAGTGTATATGAGCGCTACATCAAGCGCAACGCCTGCGTCAATATTTCCAGAACAACCATTACGGGTCATAGTAGGTGTGAACCCAGAGACCGTAGTGGTCTTAACAATGGCCTCGTTGCCAAAGCTGCCGTTCGTCACGGCGTCCTGATCGAGCATTTGGAAATTGGTTCCCGCGGCGTAGGAGCATCCGGGGTTCCCGAAGGTGTTTTCGTAGGACATGGCTACGATGGCGGTTTGGGTATGGCTCGTGGTTATGGCCCCAAAGGCCGCCGAAGCGCTACTGGCTATAGCCCCGTGATGCGAGTCAACGCCCGTAACTCCCCGGATAACCATAATGTCTAGTTCCGAGAAGTGATCGGCGGTTACGCCAGTATATTGAATCTGAACGGTATCTGAAACGTCGCCCGCTACATTAATAGCAATGGCGTCGTTGGCACCAGAGGTTCCGTCGCTCGCGCCTTCGTTGTCGAGGGCGGTGTACGTGTATCCCTGCGAGTCCGAGTACGTGTACGAAGGAGTGTACCCGAAGCCACCCTCCATACCGGAGCTAGCGAGAATCGAGTCGCCAGGGTACAGATGTGGAATGGTGCAACCAAGCGTAAGTGTTCCCGCCATCGTATCTAGGGCGTAAGTACATACACAGTTACTAGTCGGCGGCGAACCGAGGTTAGTTACCGCACAGGTCTGCCGAAGGATACTTGAACCATACGTGTACGGGGGCGGGACCTTAAAGACGTAGTCGTCGGTCGCCGGGTAGAGCGTATATGTAACGTCGTTCGTAGTCGCCGGACTAGGCGCGTTACAGCCCATTAATGTAGGTACGTTTTCGCACGAAATCGCTACAGCCAAAGAAGTCACAGGTACAAACGTTAACGGCACGTCGGTACCAGATACGGTCCCGGCAATCAGTACGTAGCCTGTAGTTGTCGCGGTTCCGGGGAATATGTACCTCGCTCCGGTCCCGCTCGTAGGTGCCATGAACCCAATCCAGTTAGAGCCCTGGAACGTATTGGCCGGACCGTCCTGAAGATCGTACTCTCCAGCGACCGAGCCCGATACGTTAATAGAGTTGCTAGCATCTAGGGTCGCGGTACTAGTTGTATGGGTCGTACCATTGTGGGTAAAGATACCGGTATCCACAACGCAATCGGTTCCGTTCGTGAACTGGACATCGCCAGCCGCACCAGACGGACATAGACCTCCGCCGCCGCCCCCTCCGGAGGCTCCGATGGTCCAGTCATTGAAACAGGCCAGAACCCCTCGGGCCTGAGTACATCTCTGGTACGTGCCCGCGGGCAAATATGTATGCCAGTCTCCATTAAAGTCCGTAGTGATTGGCTGGCAATTTGTATTGGGCGAACTACATGTACCCCCGCTCGGGCCCGTGTACAACTGAATCTGGTTCGAGACATTAGCCTGGCCGACGCACTGACCGGCAGGGGTATCGTTCGTGCACACCGTGAGGAGCGCGTTCGACACAGGATGTCCACCGGAGTCCAGCACCGGTGCGTCGTCACCGGTTCGAATATTCGTCTGGGCCAATCCAGGGAGCGCAAGCGCTCCCAGCAACCCCATTGTTAACAGTAATTTACGGAACATTCTTGCTCCCGAGCTTGGCGCTCAAAGCTCCAGCAACGGCCTGTCCTACCTGTCGCCAATAGGTATACATGTCTAGGTCCGCTTTCTTTTCAGGTAACGCGGTTACCATAATAGAAAACAGGGCATAGCCCCCGAGCGCCAGTGCGACTTTGTTTTGTAGGATAAAGTTAGCCATTTAGTTACTCTGCAACAGCCTCGGTACTGACGCCCTGGGCACGAGCGGCTCCGAACCGGGACACAAGCTGCTCGGACTTAAAGTCGCGCTTGGGCTGAAGGATGCGCACGCATTCCTTCGCGTACACCTGACAGCGCTCGCGAATGGTAATCGCGGCCTCCGGAGGAACCAGGTACTTCCCGTCCTCGATCTTAATGACCTCTCCGTTTTCGTTCCGTGTAATCTTCGGGCCGAACTCGTGTTCATTAATGACAATAGGTGAATGGGTCTCGCCCAAGGCGTTCTGGGCCGGAACGGTTACATACTCCCAGTCCTTCTTGTCGCTCTGCCAAACGGTCTTAGCATTACGTTTATCGAACTGCTTCTGTTCCAAAGTCTTAGCTTCTGCTACTGGCATGGTATCCTCTGTAAGTTAATGGAGGGGGTTTCTAGCCCCCTCCAAGGTTAAGGTTTAGTAACCGGAACCCCCGCCAAGGGTTCCTTCACCAGTAGGAGCGCCGTCCGTGGTCGGATTTTCCAATCCGTTGGCCATAGGCAACTGACCGCTCATCGGGCTTCGACCCATTTTCTGGGTCTTTTCATCCATGTGTGCATGTCCCTGGGGGATGTGCATGTGATGGATGCGATGGCTTTCGCGGTCCTGCTCAAAAGAATGAGGCATAGGAATTCTCCTTTCTTAGGGGAATTAGTTGGCAGTGCTGTCGTTACCAGCGCTACGAACGCGGATAATCCAGTCCTGGTTAGTGATAATCGACTTGAAAGCGAACTTCCAGCCGATCTTACGGCTCTGCTGCAAGGGGTCGATCTGACCGCCAGGAGCAACTACATAAACCCGCAGGTTCTGCAAGTCGCTGATCTGGTAGGCAAAGCGGGCAATAGCATACGAGCTATACACCTTGCTGGCCGAACCCGCAGGGCTGACCTGCGCAGTCGCGGCAAACGCCGGGCTGTTGGTACGAATAACACGGAAGCCACCCAGGGTACCAACCTCGCCACGCCAAATCTTCTCAGGCGCGCGGAACTGGTTACTGGTCTTAAAGTCGGGGTCCGCCAGCAAGCTAGCAAACACCTGCGGGGCGTTCACAAATACATACTCCCCACCTTCAAAAGGCCGTCCACCTTTGCCCTGAAGCTTCGCATCCAGCTCAATCAGGTCAAGGTACGAGACCTTGTCTGCGGGCGTGATGGTCGCATCGGACACTTTGTTATTCGGGTAATAGTTCGTGGTCGCGGCGTTCAGAACGTTAAACACGATCTGATCGTACGTTTCCGCAGCCTGCAAGCCAAGAATCATAATCGTACGTTCGATGATGTTATGGCGAGCGGTGATCTCGGCCAAATCAGACAGGCGCACAACAGAGCCGTACTGTTCGGTCGTAGCTTCGAACTGGTTGAGGGTAAGTCCTACAGCGTCCGGAGGAATGCCTTCGGTCAACTGCGTCGGAGTGGATGCCACGGTAAGTTTCTCTTCACGGACAAAGCGGATAGTCTTCGAAGAGTTGGACGGCAGCGGGTGCTTATCACCGAACTGGTCCAAGATGGTGTTGAACTCAGCGACTTCGAGCAGACGAGCTGACATATACGTAATCAGTTCGGCGGCGGTGGAACCGGCGTTACCGGCGGAACCAGTCGTCACAGTTACAACATCGGCACCCCACCCGAGGACAGTAATGAGCAAATCAACAAATTTGGAGAACATTACAGTTCCTTTAAGTGAGATACCAAGCATTTAGAAACCTAGTTTACTCCAGGTCTGGTCCATGAGACCAGCCTGCTTCGCGCGCTCGATGATCGCCTTTCGGCCTTCACTTGTGGTGATGTCGGGTGCGCCTGCGTTGGCTATAGGTTCTCGGGACATAGTGCCCGGAGTAGTAGTGGGTCTAACGGCTTGGGGTTCGCGAACTGGCGCTTGGGCCGTCCGCGCGACTTCAGCCGACTTACGACCGAGGTTGAGCATGTAGGCGAGTTTGTACAGCTCCGGTAATTGACCAGAGGCCTGTACATTATTCTCCGCCATTTCAATGGCTTGCTTCAAGACCGGGGATGCTTCGACAGAGTTCTTGTAGTCCTCTGAAGCATGGAAGGTCCGGAAGTCCGGAAGCTCGTTGGACACAGTTTCGAACGCTTTCTGTACGACACCGTATTGTACGGCGGGTACATAAGGCGCAAAATTGTCGCTCATGAACTGCTGGAGGGTCCGCGCGAACGCGAGCTTGTCTCCTTTAGTCTGAGCGTCGGCCATATCGTCCCAGAACTTGTTAGGGTCCTGAGCGTAATTGATCGGTCCTGCGGGGGTCGGAGTAGGAGTGGCTACAGGTTTGTTTCGGTTGTATTCGGCGATTAAGGTATCCTTATGTGCAATACCTTTAATTGCATCCTCCTTGGTCTTGTACACTGTACCGGTGGGGGTCTTAAGAAAGAACTCCTCCTCTACAGGAACGGGCTGGGCTTGTGGCTCAGGACTAGGGGCTGCGGGTTCCGCTTGTGCTTGTGGCGAAGTGTCAGGTCCCTCGGGCGGAAACAGATCATCGAGGGAGAAGTCACCACCGGGGGCATCAGACATATCTAGTGCCTGGCCGCCTGCGTATGGTTGTGGCATTCATTGCTCCATTGTGTGGAAATACCCTATTGTGTAGGGGTGTTACGAAATGGTGTCGGCCCGATCAGGGGTCGGCTGCTTCGCGCGGAACAGAGCCCGCGCTGAGACCTTGTTGTCAGGGCCTCGGAAAACTAGGGCTATCCCGCCCGGTTCAACTAGAACCGCTCCATCGTCTCCGTGAAACATGCTTCCGACTTCGTGGACGATACTGGAGTGGGCGATGATAAGTACGGGCTGGCCGGCCAGGCTTGCGGTGCGTAGGCTCTCTCTAATGACTGGACGGACTCTAGCCTTAAAGGCATTAAGGGATTCTCCCATAGGGATGGGTCTATCGGGATGGTCAATGAACTGCTGAAGTAGTTTTCTGTTTTCGGCATTCTTTGGCTTTCCGGAAAAGGTTCCTACATCCCAGGCGCGGAGCTTAGATGTAACGTCGTACGGCATATCGAGAGCTTCACAAACGATCTCGGCCGTCTCGGTGGCCCGCTTGCGGTCAGAGGCTATAGCCTCGGCGAACGGGGCGTGAGACGCTAACGTGACTAGCTTCTCGGCGACTTCGTGCGCTTGCTCAAGACCCTTGGCGTTCAGGGGGACATTACTCTTCCCGCGGAAAGCGCCCTTCGCATTAAGGTCCGTCTCGCCGTGCCTGACGACGAATATTAAATTACGCTCCGACGAGTTCAAGGTTTTCACGTACCTTATTGAAGAGTTCGAGTTCATTCAGTGTAGCGTCGCGCTTCGGAGGAGCGGGGGTAGCGGTCAGGGACAGCAGAGTGTCCTCAATGTAACCGGTATAATGTACCCCGGCCTGGAGATGACGTAGCGCCCCGTGCTCTAGCTGATACCCCTGCTCTAGGCATTTGCGAAGTTGTGCGCGCTCTAGGCGCAACCGGGTCAAGAGATACACAAATCCCGGATGAAACTGTAGGCTCCGAAGGGAGTCCTTCAAGTCCGGGGTCAATTCAGGTAGTGGAGTCGGAGAACCGCTAACTTCAATCACGTTATTCATTTAGCCCTCATCTGCTAGTTTATCGAGGCCCATTGCTCGGGCCCCGTGTGCTTGTGCGAATTCACGGATGTGTCCCTCAAGGCCAGCTCCAGATATCGGCTGAACCTTGTACGTCTTGGGTCCGCCGCCTTTACCTTGGCCCCCACCAGTCGGCATCGGTTTGCTCTGAGTCAAGCGCGCTTTACCTTCGGTGTTCAGCATATGCTCAAAGATCATCATTTCGATTTGCTGGGCCTGCTGGGCCTGTTGCATTTGCTGGACCTGCTCCTGCGTGTACAGGAGTCTATTAATGTTCCGGATTTCGAATACCTTCGCGAGTTCCTTGATGCCCTCATACTGGTTAATGTAGGGGCTCTGGCCCATGAGCTGGACGAACTCCAAGAGCGTTCTCTGCCGCACTACCTTGTTACTTGCATAGTTAGCGGCGACGAGCTCGAACTCAAAGGTACCAATCAAGTCCTCGGGACTCAACTGAGTGAACTTGGGAATCGCCGGTTGGTTCCCTGTAATCTGAACCTCTATCGGGTCGGCCACATACTGCTGAATCATGCTAGCGCACATGACCAAGAGAGGCTGAAGGACATCTAGTTCCAGGTTCCTAATGAACAGCTTGAACCTGTAGTTACTTTCATTGATAACTGAACTAATGCCGGTACTGGTCTTGTTATTGGTTGGACTCCCTATACCCTTGGCATAGAAGTCAGATATCCCCGAAGTCATTTCAATCATGCCCTTGTAGACTTCAAGTATCGTATAGTCGCCCGCCTGCGGGGTAAAGAACGGCAACGGGAAAATCGTCTTGGTCGGGTCACCGTTCACAGCGACCTTGCCACCCGGCGTATTAAAGTTATTCAATGAATCATGGTCAATGTCCATGCTCATGTCGTACGCATAGCGCCGGTTAATACCCAGGTTCCAGTTATCCGAAATCATGTTCGTGAAGCTATTGTAGGCTTCAGTCAAGTCGGAGATAAGTTCAATGTTTCCTAGGCCGTAGATTTCATTTGGAATCTTTATAAAGGAAGTGTGGAGAATAGGGTTTCGTCCATGAGCGAAAGGATTACGGCCGTGATAAAGGAGGATAGCCTCCCCGGCGTATACCTTACGTTTGAACGGGGAATAACTGGTCGCGCGATAACTGGCGCGAAGGTCCTTCCACGAAATTGCTTCACTGTCTTCTCCGAACGTTAAGATCGTCTGCGTCTGCGCATAGTCGTCCCAGACCTCAGCCAGCCTTATCACTACATTCATCGGGTCCTTGGGCTCGGCCGTCTGGACTCTCTGAACTAGCTGCTGTAGGCCCTCGTCTAGGTAGAGCGGTTGCTTGGCTCCGCTCGGGTCCTCCATTGCCGCTTGGGTACTGTTCTCCTGCTCGCGCATTATTTGCCCCAGGGTCTTCTCTGTCAAGTGCGCGATGATACCACCGTCAGGGTCAATTAATAGATCATATACATCTATAGGTATAAACTTCGGCCGATTGCGTGGCACCTTCTTCTGGGCAGGCAGATACCCCGTAATCACCGGTGCCATCTGTAGCCCTTGAGGTGTCATCTGCGGCTGCATTAGCGGCTGCCCGTCAGGGCCTATCGCAAACTGCGGTTGCGCATAGGTAACAATGTCGTAGTCCCAGTCCCAGTCTACCTTCATCCCCGAGTGGCCGTATATATTAATGTTACGTACGAGCGCCTCGAACATCCCCTTGAAGCCGGCCTTCTTTAACCTATCATGCAAAACGAGCCCCATGTTCTCAGCGGCAGGGTCGTCCATAGCCGAGCGGGGCTTGCATTCGAACCAGGGGTCGAACGAAAAGAACGCGTCATCAACACGAGAAACCGTAGTCTCTACGTTACTAAGCGGGTACGGAACAAACGTATTTGCCCTAGGCGTTACATTATCCGGGAAGTACCGCTGGTCGCGTTGACCCAGATACTGCCGGTAAAAGTACGCGCGTCGCTGGTCGTACTGACGCCTAAAGTACCGCATACGCCGCAGCGCGTCGATGACCTTATTCAGTACCGGGTTGTCAGGGGTCATCCCCGACGGCTTCCCGGCATTAGTTGTCATTTGATCTAACATTTAAAAGTGTGCCCTCTACTACATTTACGGCTTAGGGGGAAGCGCTACATCAGTGGTCAAGAGCGCCAGGTCCTGGTCTACTGTATTGACCTTAGTGTTTACGTCCGCGGCCTTGCCAATTAGGGCCTCATCGGACCCGTAGTTCTGTGCCACATAGCCAAGTAGGTCCGCTGCAGCCTCTACAGTTACTCCTGAATCGGTCCCACAAAGCGCAACCTGATCGTTTACTGCTCCGAGAAGTCCAGACATTTAATGTAATCTCCTTTAAATATTTGTAACCATAAGCCATACGGTAACTGTAGGCATCGTCCCACCGGTAATCGAATCAAGTTCAATCTGATAGAACGCGGCCGGAAAGGCCGCAAGCACTCGAATCTCCTCTGTAGTACTGGAGTCCACTTCCTCGAAATTAACGCCATCGAGACTAGCCAATAGGCTAGTGCTCACGGACATTGGAGAACCCGTGGCGGTAATTTGCCATGTAATTGTATACGGACTACCGGCTACGGACTTCGGGCAGGTGAAAATACTACTAAGTACGCTATTACCCGAAGCAGCGTCGAGGGCCTTTACGGGTGCGCTGGGGGTTAATTTAAAGATACTAGTTGCCATTTTCGAGCTCTATACTTTCTATATTTAATTCGGGCTTGAAATCCCAGGTCCCGGTACGTTCATGTTCGAGCATTTTATGAACTACCATATCCATGCCCTCTACGAAGTCCTCGCGGTCGTCCGGGGGGGTCTTGGCATATAGGGTCCAATAGAAGACCCGCCAACAATCGCTACAACCTTTAGTGGGGTTAGAGACCCGGCTCGGGGTATAAAAGTGCTTCGCGCAATAAAGCGGCGTCTCGCCGGAGGCGACTTTCCCTAGAACTTCTTGTAATGTATCCATATGAACTTGTACTGGCCCTTAGTAACTAGCCTTAGTGTACTACACTGACTAGTTACTGGGTGGAGGGCGACACCATCGGGCCAGTAACCTTGTTAGCTTGCCGCTGCTTTGCAGCAGCGAGCACCCTCTCTACAAATGACTCCATTTGCATACTCTTTAATTGCATCAAGCAGAGCCCGAACTTGGTTCCGCACCAGAACCAGATGGCGCTCGGGAGCTTAAAGTACAGTAATGCTCCGAGGATACATAAGTTATATAGGGCTCCAACTGTGAGCCCCGCGGCCAGACCGAAGTCTGTAATTACCTGCCGGACTAGCATATTAACTTCCGCTAGTTTCCCGTAGGCCTTTATCCGCCTATAGCTTATGTACCCATCGAACGCGGTCAACAGAAGGGTCAGAGCCACGCCTGCAATCATGGTCACCCTCCATTGTTACTTACTTCCCGGACGACTGGGGCTAGGGTACGGTCCCACAGGGGGCATATCGCTTCGCCGAGGCAACAGGGGCCTCGGTTCATAATCGCTTCCGTACCGGGAGCAGTCGATGGTCGTGATCTCATCGTGCTGCCCCTCGTCGTGAAAACAGACCTCCTGCACGGAACGGTCAGGTTCTACCGTTCCGACCCGCCACTGGGTTCCAGGAACTTCAGTGCACGGGTTCGCAGGAGTGTTTTCATCCGGCTTGCCGGGGTTCATTATTTTGTAGTCGCTCATATTAGTTTGCTACCGTTACAGTCATGATGCGCTGGACAATGGACGTGGTGGCGTCCGTATGTGCCTGCGAGACAATGAGCGCTACATTTGCGTTAGCCTGCAAGTTAATGGTTCCTACGACGGCGTTATTGCTGTCGAGGTACGTAGTCGTGGCAGCGTTCGCATTGGTGCCGAGCGTAATGGCCAAGGCCGCATGGGCTTCTACATTAGCATTAACACCGTTGTTCACAACGTCCACAGTTCCATTAATCTGCCAGGGCATCGTAGTCGCTGAGTTCGTAGTAGCCGCAGTCGTATACGAAAGTACGTTCGTACCGCCCATAGCCACGACAAACGTCAGCGCAGTAGGACCGCCAGTCGGCGTACCGGTATTGTAGTATCCCGCCGCATGAACCTTCAGGACCTTACCTACGGCATTAACTAAATTAATGTTAATAGGCGCGGTCATTAATGTAGTCACGTTAGCGGTATTTGTACAGTTAACTGGAGTAGTGTTCTGGTAGCACAGGAGCTCCGGCGCTACGTTTGTCTGGGCGACTACGCCGAGCAGGGAACCCTGCACCTGGTCGAGCCAAACGATAGCGTTCGGGTTCGAGACAGTCGGCGCAGTACGCCTGCTAAATGAAATATCTTTTACTTCAGGTAGTGCTTCACCCTTGAAGAGGGCCATTGGGTATCTCTCTTTCTTGTCTAAGTAGCCTGAGACTTGAACCTGGAGTGGCGACCTGATGATCGGTGAACTGGACTCTACCACAGGCTGTACAGACCAGCACTACGGTCACCTTGCCTTCGGACTCGACGCCGATTACTTCCGCGACGAAGAGCCGATGCTCGCCATGACAACTGTTCTCCATAGGTTTGCCCCCTTACTTCTTACTTAAGCACGAGTACGAGATAGTTCACTGAAGCGTTGTTACCGGGCGCGGCGCTAAAGGTCACGGTCGCGGCGGCGTTGGTCACGGAACTCACGTAGCTCACAATGGAGTTCGCAGCGTTGCCGCCGGTTCGTTGGAGGATGAGGCCAGTCGGAACCCAGGGCAGCACGTTCGTGCCATCAATCAAGTTAATAGTTGCGCTAGTGGTCGAACCGTCACCGGTGACTGTAGCGGTACCTACGTACGAGAACTCCAGGAGCGAGCTCCCGCCGAAGGCGAGAATAGTAGAGCCGCCGGCAACCGGGGCGCTAGTAGTATAGGTAATATTTACAGCATTGATACTCAAGGTGTTTACCTTTCTTTCTTGTTATTTGTATTACAGGTTCCTAGCTAATCTCGCCCAGGTTATTCGCTAGAGAAATCATATCGCCCCGGAAGCCATATGAACCGAAGTGGTTCAGCTTAATCCAGGGGCAGAGCCATACTTGACCGTCAAGTTCGCGCCAACGACGGCAGAAACTGTAGTCCTCGCTCTCGTACCGGTCGTTGCATACCCCTACGAAGAAGTAGTCATGCGCCGGATTCGGGTAATGCGCATCGTTCGAGGGCGGGGTATAGGTCGGTACATGCGGCTTCAGGGTCTCGAAGACCTTACGGGAAATCAGCATGAACCCGGTGGCTAGTTCCTGAACCTCTATAGGCGTCACGGCCGGCATGGTCATGCGGCCTTCAAATGGATGCGTGCTCCACTGTGCGCCTTGGTTCACTAGCTCCGCGGCGCTAATGTCCGGGTTCTTGGCGATAGCCTTCTTGACGCCTTCCCAATTAATGGTCTTAAGTGGATAGGCCCCGCCGATTAGGTCCTTGTCGAAGTGCAGAAGTAGCAGCACATCATTCGGGTCGAACTCTATGTCCGCATCAATGAACAGAAGGTGCGTGGCCTCGGACTTCAGGAAGAGCTCCGCCAACTTATTACGGGCCCTACTGATTAAACTCTCATTGAACATGAACTGTATGGTATGGGGAATACCGTATGTTAACAGCGTTCGCTGTAGGTCCAATAAACTCTGTACATATGAACAGTGCATCCCGCCACTATACGCCGGCGTTGCAATGAACAGGTGCTTTTTACGCAGCTCATCGAGCTGTACCTCTATCTTAACTGGTTCCACTGTGCCCTCACACAATTAATAGTAATAAGGTCCGTAGTACGGCTGCGCATAGCCCCCACGACCGTAGGTCGGACAGCGCCCACAATTAGGACAAGGTTGCTGGGGAGGCCATTGGCCTATAAAGCCACCACCGATAGCCCCTTGTCCTTGGGTACTACCTTGGTTCTGTTCGTCCCACTTCTCTTTTGCTTCGCGATACTGGCGTAATGCTTCTACTGTGCTTTTATCCATTAGCGTAAAAACGTTGTCTGTCCTCTATTAAAGTCCTGGAATCGGTCCCCGCCTTGGCCCGGAACCGTATAGCTATTTCGCATAGCCTCTTGCATCTTATCGGCCATACTGGCCTTGCCCTGGTTACGTAGTCCCCTGGGCTGCATGGCACAGAGGTATTGAAAAGCATTCATTAAGTGGTCGTGCTTCTTGACTGGCTTGTCTTTGCTGAGTCCCTTTTGATCTCCCTTTTCAAAGAACGCCCAGGTATAGTGCTCGATCTCCCACTTAAAGTTCTGGCACGTTTTGAATACAAAGACTCTCGGATGCCGCGTATCATTCGCGCTCGTGGCATTCAAGTACTCCCTACTTTCATTCATCCCGTAGTCTTGTCCGACTTCAGCGGGACGGACGGGGATTCCGGCGTCTCGATAGAGCTGGAGGCCACTTTTGTGGTTATCGGCGTTTCTCTGTGAACTCCACTTGGGGTCAATGAGCCAAAGATCAATCTTACGGTCGCCAAACCGGGTAAGCATGTTCTTTGCGTGTTCGCTAACGACGAGGTCTCGTTCGTAGTATTCGTCGTATATATGGATATCCCCGTTGGGGTAGATCGCAGCAGCAACGGCTGCTGTAGTTCCGGTTGCGGCGGGGTCAATAGATACAATTCGTTTAGCATGGCGGGGTATCGGACTCGGGTCGATCATATGAACGCTGGGTTTCCACATCGGATAAACCAGCCCCGACTTCTGAACAAACTCCCCGTACAGTCTTGCTTTCTCTTCGAAGTGCCCCGCCCATTTCTCTTTGAGCCTGTCCTTCTCTTCCGGAGGAATATATGGATTATCTAATACACTTAACTGAACAAACTCAAGGTCCTTCTTGCCAGCCTTGAAGTCCTGATACAGGTCAAATACCCACGGCGTTTTGACGCCGCTCGCAATGTCAGTAAGAGGCGTGAGAGTAAGAAGTATCTTTCCGGCGCAGTCGGCTGTTCTCTGAAAGCACTCGTCGAATATCTCCACTTCTGGCTCTTCGTCAATCCAGACTAGATCAACTGAAGCGCTCTGGAACTTTTCACGTCCTGACTCGGCGCTCTTGCCGATGATCTTTGAACCGTTCGCTAGGTGAATCAGAAACTCATTGTCGTTCGTACGGGTAATAACTGAAGGGTCTTTGGGTATCAGCGCCGCGTGGTTCTTGCCGAAGCGGAGCTTCTCACCCCAGATCACATCCCTAAGTGTAGGGAAGTCCAGGCCCACGACCCATACAGTTACCGGCGGGCTCGGAATCGGCAGGTCCTTTACGAACTCCCAAGCCGGCTCGTCCTTGAAGTAGTCTTTTCCTAGGGCCCAGGCCGCAGCGATGAACGCCCCAACCTCCGTTTTCCCTGACCGGTTGCCTCCCAGTAGCCCAAATACCTTAATGTCCTTAGTGAACTTGGGGAACAGGGGCTCCTGCGCCTTGGTCGCCGTCCAGTACTTAATGAAGTTCTGTTCTCGACGCTTCTTTTCCAGGAGGTTCAGGGCCGCTAGCCGTTCCTCGTTTGGAAGAGCGGCTAGCGTTTGGGCCAGTAGAGTCATTTATGAATATTATACGTTACCCAACGTTTCTGGGCGACATACCAAGTTGTGTCCGCTTTAAGTCGTGGACGTGATATTACGTGAGAAAGTACTAAGTACGGGCCAAGGCACAAGGCTAAAACTCGTAGTAACGGAAGCAACAGTCGAAACTGTTTCCATAGAAACTTTAGAACTAAGATGTACTGCCCTCTTACTGCGCATTAAGCCTTCTTAATACTATTTACCAAAGCGGCGATCTCTGCAATCAGACTGGGGGCGGCACTAGCGGCTGCGGCAATCTCGTTCTGGGTGTTTTTATCGGTAGTGCTGGCGCTAGCCAACTGTGCGGCGGCCTGGATGCTATCGGACACGGTCTGCAAGTGGGCACCGGAGCCCCACTCTGCACTTAGCACGGGAACTACAGACAGCCCCGCCAGTCCAATAGACAGAATCTTACTGAAGGTACCAAAATTAAATGTCACGTTTGCTCCTATAAGGTTAATTGTACCGGGGGTCGGTACTAGTTGGCTTGATTGTGGAGATTTCTTGCTCAATGCGAGCCCTCTCTTCTGCGATATCTTTAGCGGTCAGGCCCTGGAAGATATTGATTTGACTCTCGGCCCCGCTCCAACCCTCAATCTTCGCCAGCTTTTCAATACCAGCTATTGCCTTCTCCCACTGTCCTTCCTCAATGAGTTTCTGGATTAGCTGGTACCCGAGACCTATTAGACTGGTCTTGGTCCGGTTCGGGTCGTTGGCGATCTCGGTGTTAAGTCTGTGCCGCTCGGTCCGGAGAATCTCCTGAAACGCCTTGGTATGGTATACCCGGTCGCAGTCCTGGGCGGTCAAATCTAGGTTCAACTCAAGCACCGCCTGCCGAATCGTCATGCCATGTCGGACAATTAACTCCGCGGCGGAATTGAACCAGCTCTTTTCTGTGTTCCGGGCCATACGGGTAAACGACACCTCTCACATTAATTAGTCTGTTCCAAGGGGGTATTCCTGACATATATATGAAAATAAATCTCCCTCCACATTCGTGTCATTTTTTGGCTCGTAACCTATTGATTCTAGGTGTCACGTCTGTCACCCTTACGTATGGGGGGAGGGGGGAGGGGGGGGGTGTATAGTACAGGATATAGAGTGACAAAGTGACATCCATTTTTCAATAACTTACAGGCGAAAAAATGACACCCATGTAAACAGGGGCAAATGGGACCCTACAGGTAGATGGGACCCACGCTCAAAA